TTGCGATTACATTTTTTGAGCGAGTTAACTTTAAATACATTTATTATGGATAAAAAAAGAGTTTACACCTTTGGTAATGGACAAGCTGAAGGAAAAGCAGACATGAGAAATCTGCTTGGTGGAAAAGGCGCTAACCTGGCTGAAATGAATCTAATCGGTGTTCCCGTACCTCCGGGATTTACAATCACCACAGAAGTTTGTAGCGAATATTATGAGTTAGGTAAAGATAAAGTAGTAGAACTGCTGAAAGCGGATGTTGAGAAAGCTATCGCCAACATCGAAAATCTGATGAATTCCAAGTTTGGAGATGTAGAGAACCCGTTACTGGTTTCTGTACGTTCGGGTGCCCGCGCTTCTATGCCGGGTATGATGGATACCATCCTTAATTTAGGTTTAAATGACGAAGTGGTGGAAGGCTTGAGCCGCAAGACCGGACGCCCCCGTTTCGCATGGGATTCTTACCGTCGTTTCGTACAAATGTATGGTGACGTGGTATTGGGTATGAAACCGGTGAACAAGGAAGACATCGATCCTTTCGAGGAAATTATCGAAAAAGTAAAGGAAGAAAAAGGTGTGAAGCTCGACAACGAATTGGAAGTGGAAGACCTTAAAGAACTGGTTAAACGCTTTAAAGTTGCTGTAAAAGAACAAACCGGACAAGATTTTCCGACCTGTGCATACGAACAACTTTGGGGTGCCATTTGTGCTGTATTCCGCAGCTGGATGAACGAACGCGCCATTCTTTACCGCAAAATGGAAGGTATTCCTGCCGAATGGGGTACTGCTGTAAGCGTACAAGCCATGGTATTCGGTAACATGGGTGATACTTCGGCTACCGGTGTTTGCTTCTCTCGTGACGCAGGTAACGGTGAGGATTTGTTTAATGGCGAATATTTGATCAACGCACAAGGTGAAGATGTTGTAGCCGGTATACGTACCCCGCAACAAATCACAAAAATCGGTTCTCAGCGTTGGGCAGAACGTGCAGGTATTTCTGAAGAAGAACGCGTAGCCAAATATCCCTCTATGGAAGAAGCTATGCCGGAAATCTACAAAGAACTGGATGCCCTGCAGACCAAACTGGAAAACCACTATCGCGACATGCAGGATATGGAATTTACCGTACAGGAAGGTAAATTATGGTTCTTGCAGACCCGTAACGGTAAACGTACCGGAGCTGCCATGGTAAAAATCGCCATGGACTTGTTGCGCCAGGGCATGATTGATGAAAAAACAGCATTGGAGCGTTGCGAACCTAATAAATTAGACGAACTGCTTCACCCTGTGTTCGACAAGAAAGCGTTGAAAGAAGCGAAAGTTTTGACTCGTGGTTTGCCCGCTTCTCCGGGTGCCGCTACCGGTCAGATTGTGTTCTTCGCCGATGATGCTGCTAAATGGGCTGCCGATGGCAAAAAGGTAGTCATGGTACGTATCGAAACTTCGCCGGAAGACTTGGCAGGTATGGCCGTTGCCGAAGGTATCCTGACTGCACGTGGCGGTATGACATCTCACGCTGCGGTTGTGGCCCGTGGTATGGGTAAGTGCTGCGTATCGGGTGCTGGTGCTATCAATGTAGATTATAAGACACGTACCGTAGAAATTGAAGGTATTACTTTAAAAGAAGGTGACTTCATCTCTCTGAACGGTACTACCGGTGAAGTCTATAAAGGTAAAGTGGAAACCAAAGCAGCCGAAGTTTCAGGCGATTTCGCTGCATTGATGGATCTTTGCAACAAATACACCAAGCTGAATGTCCGCACTAACGCTGATACTCCGCATGATGCGGAAGTGGCCCGCGCTTTTGGTGCTTCAGGTATCGGTCTTTGCCGTACGGAACACATGTTCTTTGATGCTGAAAAGATTGTTGCTATGCGTGAGATGATCCTGTCACCGGATGTAGAAGGACGTAGAAAAGCATTGGCTAAATTGCTCCCCTTCCAAAAAGCCGACTTCAAAGGTATCTTCAAGGCTATGGACGGATGTCCGGTAAATGTTCGTCTGCTCGATCCTCCTTTGCATGAGTTCGTTCCCCATGATGCAAAAGGTCAGGAAGAAATGGCTAAGGCAATGGGCGTAACCGTACAGGAAATCAAAAAACGTGTGGAAAGCCTGTGTGAACACAATCCGATGTTAGGTCACCGCGGCTGTCGTTTGGGTAACACCTATCCCGAAATCACAGAGATGCAGACTCAAGCGATTCTAGGTGCTGCAATTGAACTGAAGAAAGAAGGATATGATCCGCATCCCGAAATTATGGTTCCCTTGACCGGTATCCTGTATGAATTCGAAGCTCAGGAAAAGGTGATCCGTGATGCAGCAGCAGCATTATTTGAAAAAGAAGGTATGGAAATTCCGTTCAAGGTAGGTACCATGATTGAAATTCCGCGTGCTGCGCTGACAGCCAACCGCATTGCCAGCCGTGCAGAATACTTCTCATTCGGTACCAATGACTTGACCCAGATGACATTCGGTTATTCCCGTGACGATATTGCTTCTTTCTTGCCGGTATATCTGGAAAAGAAGATTCTGAAAGTAGACCCATTCCAAGTACTCGACCAAAATGGTGTGGGCCAGCTGATTGAAATGGCTGTAGATAAAGGCCGTTCAGTTCGTCCTGATTTGAAATGCGGTATCTGCGGTGAGCATGGTGGTGAGCCTTCATCAGTGAAATTCTGTCACAAAGTTGGTTTGAACTATGTGTCTTGTTCTCCGTTCCGCGTGCCTATTGCCAGACTGGCTGCGGCGCAGGCTGCTGTAGAAGAATAATAAGATAAGCCCTCGTAACTAACGAGTTAGGCGGTAAGTCTCTGATAATAAAGAGGCTTGCCGCCTAAATTGTTTTTATGGGGTCTGCACATTCTGCACGATAATCATGCAGAATTTGTAGGCTTTGCTTACAAAAACTGACACGAACTTTGGTGGTCGTGCTTACAAGTGCTTACAAACGATTTTTGATGAACAACAAAATAGAATTGAAATTATGGCTCTATTCAAAGCAACGGTAAGAACGCCACGAAAGGACGGCTTCTACCAAGTGTACATCCGGGTGATGCAGAACCGCAAACCCGGCTACATCAAGACAGACAAGGTTGTTACTAAGAAACAGCTTGACCGAGAAGGGAATATTACTGACCCTTTTGTGACGGAATATTGCGCAAGGCGCATATTGAGGTTTAGTGAGCTGCTTAACAGGGTGGACTGCACAAGGTGGACGGTCAGGCAGATCATCGAGTATGTGACGAAGGAGGACGAGGACTTGTGCTTCTCTGACTATGCTGCACTTCACATAGACCGTATGATTGACAATGGACAAGTGCGGAACGCCAAGAACTACAAACTGGCGTTGCAGCACATGGAGAGGTTTGCAGGTACCAACAGGCTTATGTTCGGACAGCTGACATCGACATTCGTGAACCGATGGATAGCTACGTTGGAGCAGACGCACAGGGCAAAGGAAATGTACCCTGTGTGCATAAGGCAAGTGTTCAGAGCTGCCATCAAGGAATACAACGACTATGACAACGGCATCATCCGTATCAGGACGAACCCTTGGGGCAAGGTGAAGATACCACAGGCGGACCGCTCGACAAAGATTGCCATCAGCCCGGAGGAATGCCGACTGTTCTTTGCCGCTCCATTGCCGGAAACGAAGTTCATTGACCCGGTGCCAGAGATTGGGCGTGACGTGGCCAAGATGATACTTTGCCTTGCAGGTATCAACACGGTTGACCTGTTCGAAATGCCAAGGGACGGCTATCACAACGGAATATTATGCTACAACAGGGCGAAGACGAAGAAGGTACGCACGGATGATGCGTATATCGAGATGCGCGTGGAGCCGGTTATCCAGCCATTGGTGGAGAAGTACAAATCGCACGATCCAAACGACAAGTACTTCTTCAACTTCCATGAAAGGTTTTGTGACAGTGACTCTTTCTGTGCTTGTGTGAACAAAGGCATCAAGATGGTTTGTGAGAGTATGGGCATACCGAAAGCGAAGCAGTACAAGGCATACACGTTCCGGCACACATGGGGAACAGTGGCGCAGAACGACTGCAAAGCATCCATTGACGAGGTTGCATTTGCCATGAACCACTCTCATGGGCGCACCATCACACGAGGTTATATCAAGTTGGACTTCACACCGGCGTGGGAACTCAACGCTAAAGTGATTGACTTCATCTTCTTCAGCACACGCAGGAGCAAGCAGGGAATGGCTCGAGACGTTGACGAACGGAAGGACGCTTTGTTCCGCATAGCACCGAAGTACATGATATATGCCCGGGCCTACTTCCGTGGTGAGGTTCTGGCCGAGGTGAGCGACATCGGCTTCAGCAACATTGACGAGATAATATCACGGCTGGCGGCGAAGCTGCCGGACAGCATCCCGGAAAGATGTGCAGTTCAATTCAGAATTAAAAACGTTGACACGGAACGTGAGGCGGTGTATGAACGCACCAAAGGTAAGGGCTTTTAATTTTTGTCCGGCTTTGCAATTGCAAGGTCGGACATTTTCATTTGTAGTATCTCAGAAAGTAAAAAAAGAACTTCAAACTCGAAGTCTTTTTGTCGTCGTTGTTGTCGTATTATACGACGTAAGGAGTATAATATATATCTATATTCCTTTATCCTTTATGTTTATATAACATTCGTTATATCTATACGCGCGCGCGAGGAAAGCCCCATAGGGGATATTATTTGTGTCGAGTTTTCTTCTTTTGAAAAACCCCTTAGGGGTTTCTAAAATAACCCCATAGGGGTTTTTATTCGCTGCAACATCTTAAATATCAACGAATAACGGCATTTTATGTTTTTCGCTTTTTGTCATAGTTCATTAGGGTTTAAGCATGTTCTTTACAATTCGTTTCAGTGGAGTTTTCTGTTTTAAGTCGTTGATTACTTGGAAAATTATGTAGTTGCCGAGGGGTTTATTTTCGGTTGATTTTCATGCAGTTAAAAAAACGGGTAAGGGGTTTTATAAATAACCCCATAGGGGTTTTTGTTTTGCGTTTTTAATAACCCCTTTGGGGTTTCTGAAATAACCCCATAGGGGTTTTTGTTGAAGAGTTTGGGAATAAAAAACGACCCATCCTCACGGACAGGTCGAAGCCTAAAAAAACTATGAGTAAACAAAATGAGTCGGTCTAAAAGTAGATGAAATAGAGACTGGCTTAATCGTCCTCGTCGTCGTCATCATCTTCTTCCTCGCCACAAAGGACGCGCAGCTTGTCTTCGATTGTGCGTACGCTGACGTGTGCGTTCATGTCAACGTCAATAGCCTTCATCTTTGGCGTATGGAACTCCAGCAAGCGAAGCTCGGCGTTTACGCGATCGTCAGGTGCAAGCATCATCATGTCGCAATCGAAGTCTGACATTGTGCGCTTCTTACCGTCGTCGCCAACTATTTCCTTGGGTTCGAAGTATGCCAAGGAATGTGTTTTGATGAACCCTTTTATCGGGTTCTCCTTGTTTGGTGTGCCCTTTTTCCTGCCACCGGTCTTCATTCCCTTCATATTGATTATGTTTTGTGTTGCGCCGTTGGCGCAAAAGTTAAAAGTACTGGGCAAAGATACATTACTAATTTAGCGCACGAATTATAACTTTTGAAACATAAAACGATATGGGACTAATTGGTAGCATAGCAGGAGGCGCACTCGGAGCAGCCGGCAGCATCTTTGGCGGCATCAGCGCAAGCAAAGCGATGAGACGAGTGAAGAAGAACCTCCAAGCACAGAAGGAGGCCAACCAGAACTGGTATGACCGTCGTTATAACGAGGATGCGACGCAGAGGGCGGACGCTCAGCGCATACTCACCCAGACAGAGGAGAGCATCAGGAACCGCAACAGACAGGCGGCAGGTGCCCAAGCCGTGATGGGTGGTACTGACGAGAGCACAGCAGCAGCCAAGGCCGCGAACGCACAAGCATTGGCCGATGCAACGTCGCAGATAGCTGTCAATGCGGAGAACCGCAAAGACCTGATTGAGCAGACCTATCAGCAGCGCGACTCGCAGATCAACGAAGCGTTGAACAATTTGGAGACTAACAAGGCACAAGCCATCAGTCAAGCCGTGCAGGGCGTAGCCAAAGCAGGTGCAGGGATTGCTGGAGCCTTCTAAAAACATTCGACATGAGTAATTGGACAGAAGAACAGCAGGAACAGTACGAGCAGGGCAATGATGGTGGATATACCCCACCTAAAGGTTCGCTTGACTGGGCCGAGCAGCCTGTACAGCCAGAACCGGCACCGAAAGGGACGGAGGCATGGACTGAGCAGAACAGCGGAGGCAATGCGCCGGAGCCGTCGGAGTCGAAGGAACCACCAAAGACAGATGTGGCACCACCTGCCGACAAGCCAGCCGGTGTGTCGCCACATAACGACACGATGGGCTACGACCAGCAGATAGCAGCCTTGCAGGAAGCCGCTAACCGCGTGAAGCCGGAAACTGAGGAGGAACGCAAGAAGAGAGAACGTAGGGAAAAGTCAGCGAAGATTGTTTCAGCCGTCAGCGATGGTCTGCAAGCGTTGAGCAATCTTTTCTTCACTACTCGCGGTGCTCCTAACATGTATGACCACAAGGAGGCAAGCCAGCTCACCCCATTGCAGGAGAAACTGGAGAAGTTGAAAGCCGAACGACAAGCCAACGCGGACAAATACCTCCAGTACTCACTCAAAATCGGTGACGCACAGAACGAGCGTGCCAAGACCTTGCGAGAAATGGAAGCGCAGCAGGAACGTGCTAAGCTGGCGAGAGAGAAAGCACAGCGTGAGCAAGAAGAGCACAGATGGCTTGCGGCATTGCAGCCCGACAAGCAGCGTGAGCAAGCTGGTAAGGCTACTAAAGCCGAGCAGGAGGCTGTTACAGCCAAGGCAGAAGCGGACAATGCTCCTGACCTCTTCAAGGCAAAGGTTGATACCGAAAAGGCACGAGGTGAGGCACAGAGAGCGTCGGCTGCATCAAGCCGGGCAGCGGCCACAGACCATTATGCTTCGGCAAGGGCGCATGACCGTTCCAATAACAATGAATTCAGCGCATGGGACGAGAATGGACGTGAGTACAAGTTCAGAACGGCAGCAGCTGCGGAGGCATTTGCCAAGCAACATGGTACGTTTGAGGAAACTGATGTTACCTCTACAAGCACGACTGACAGCGAGACCAACGGCAAGTCCACTACTACCTACAAGAAGAAAAGTGGCTATGCCAAGCGCGTAGTCCCCGATAATACGCCACCAAGCAGAAGACGCGGAGGCAATAAAGATAATACACCACCAAGCAGAAGAAGATAATGGCACAAGTAAACGATAATGACGACATCAAGTGGCTCTACGGCAAACTGAAAGCCAAGGGCTACAATATTGGCAGTGAAGCAGAGTTCAAGTCTTCGCTTGCCAACGGTGAAGACCGCAAGTGGTATTACGAGAAGGCCAAGGGCATGGGGCTTGACATGGGCAGCATGGACGACTTCGAGAGTATGTATGCACCAAAGGCGGCACCGGCACCCAAGAAGGAAACCCCATCTTCTGGACAGCGGAAGCCAGCCTCAGCCGTTTCGGCATCCCCGGAACAGCCAAAGCAGAAGCCGAAGGGCACGCCTATGACGGAGCAGGACAAAATCCGTATGAGTTTGCAGATGGGACAGATGAAGCAGCAGGTGCAGCAGGGCATTGCCAACACCAATGCCAAGATTGGTCGCATGATGGAGCCGTTGACACAGAAAGGACGCGAGCGACGCAGACTTGGAGAGTTCCAAGCGCGTATGGCTGGCACTCCTACTCATGTCGTCGGCTTCAACACTGCATCCCCGGCTCCAGCAGGTAGTGGCGCACGCGGCGGAAGTCAGCAGAAGCCGGTGCAGAGCGAGCAGTCGCCTCAGCCATACGGAGTGAAATATGAGAACGGCAAGGCAAAAACCCAGTGGATATTGCCTGACGGTACGCTCACTACATCACTTATAGAGGCCAACCAAGCCGAGTATGAGGCAAGAACGGCACGTCTCGCCCACCAGTTCCAAGACCGCATGAAGGAGAACGGACTTGACCCTAACAAGCCCGAGGACGTTCGCAAACAGGCGCAGCTGGACTATGAGGCTCCTATGCGCAAAGCAATTGAGGACGAGTGGCAGCGTGCCGAAGCCGAGGATAGAGCGGCTGACGAGGCGTACCGCAAGGACATGGAACGTGCTGAAGGTGGCGGTTTCTGGGATAGACTGAAGAAATCTATCACTCCTCTCGGTCCGGACGGCATGCCATTGCGACGAGGTGACGAGACTTTGCGCGACATCAAACGAGCTGCAAAGCGTCAGGACACGTTCAATCTGGAGAAGATGGCGCAGTCTGTGTTGCAGAATATGCCACAGGAGTATAAGGACAATCAGATGCTGAACTACAGCCGCTACTTCCGTGAGCATCCGTCGGAGTTGAAAGGCAGAACGGTATCGCAAGCTGCAAAGGAAGCCCTGCAAGGCGAGGTGTACCACGCTACTTATGAGCGTGCAGTGCAAGCACGAATGCCTAAGAGCAAGACGGAGTTCCTTCTTCGCAAGGTTGCAGACCAGCCGTTCTTCTCACAGACGATGTCCGACAATATGGCAGCACGTCTATTCTCCCACTCCATCGGAACAGAAGCCGCCGACATGGATGCGATGGGCAGATATGGCACAGATCATCGTGCGCTCGACATCACTGGTACCGTTTTGAATATGGCTATTGACCCGACTACCTATATTTCGGGTGGCGTTGGTAGCTTTGCAGGTAAACAGGCATTGAAACTAAGTGGCAAGGTGGCACTCAAAGGCGCAAGCAAGGAAGCAGCAGAGCGTTACGTCGGTCGTACACTTGCTGGACGTATGGTTGCAGGAGTGGCCGCAGGTTCTGCAAACTTCGGTACATTCGAGGGCTTGAAGAACATGCAGCAGCAGATGAGGCTGGGCGGAACATTAAACCCGGAAACTGGCGAGTATGAGTTTTCAGCTGGCGATATGTTGAAGGCGACCGGGCACGGCATGTTGCTCGGTTCAGTTACCGGTACCCTATCTCCAGTGTTGGGCAACGTGTCTGACAAGTTGGTGAAGGCAACTGAAAGCACCGCAGGCAAGGTGGGCATTCGTGCAGGAGAGCTTATGACCTCTACTGTTGCCGAGGGAACTATTTTTGCCACTCCCGAATGGATCGAGAACGCACAGTTAGCAGACGAAGACCCAAGAAAGCGCAAGGCAATGGACATCTGGACGGACAACATGGCTATGATGTTGGGCTTCAAGGTAAGCCACGGCATCAAGTCGGCACCACAGGTTATTGCCGGTCTTCGACCTATAGCTGAGCCTAAGACCATGGAAGAGCGCAACCACAACCGAAGAAGTTTTGCAGAGAGACTACGTAAGCGCATGGATGCGAGTCCGCGTGACCTCGACTTCACCAAGGAGGAACGTGAGGAACTCAGACGCAACGGATATGGTGACCTTGCATCGCTCTTCACTCGCACACCTAAGCAGCCGAACAAGCCAAAAGCCAAGCCGACCATGACGGACGGCAAGACCATGACCTTTGACGTTGACTTCCAACATGCAAAGGCCGAGCGTGTGAGCAATCCGGAGTTTGACGGCTACGAAGCTATGGAACGCCTAATGCAGGACCCGAACGTCAGTCAGAGCGCAAGAGCGAAGGCATATTATATCCTCACTGGACGTATGTTGCCGATGGGCACCGTCACTGGTTATACAACCAATAAGGATGCGAACGGCGTGACAGTACAGGCTATGACCGCACAAGGTGAGGTTGTAACGAGCCGTCACTTCAAGACAGAGGAAGAGGCAAAGAAGGAGGAGGCCAACATCATGCGTCAGGCAGAGCTTAACAGTGTGGACGTTGGTGAACGCTACAAGGAAGCAGCCGCCAATGCCAAGGTTGTGCAAGCCGCTGTTGAGTCTGTTGCACCCGGTGCCGATTTTGCCACTGTTATGCGCAACTACAAGGCTGTGAAGGAGGGCGACAAGGATGCTATTGCGGCCTATGGCAAGATGGTTGAGGATATAGACCGCGCCATTGAAGCCAACAAGACAATTGCAGACGGTGAACGTCCGGAAGCCATCCGCGCATCAATCAAGGAGGAAACCGGCGTGGACGTTGACGCTACACTACGCAAGGAGCCGAAAAACCGCACCGAAGAGGAGCAAGCAGCTGTAGAAGACTATATCAAGCGTTTGTTCCCAGAACAGAAGAGCGAGGAGGCAGGAGCCAGCGCAGAGGCAGAGCAGCCTATGTCGGAGGCAGAGTCAGCCGCCGCAGCCGCATACGACCAAGCACGTCTGCTTTGGGATAAGGTGGAGAAAGGCGATACCGACGCTAAGGCCGAGGTAGATGCCATTACTTTGCGTATGCAGGAGGCTTACCAGATGTGTGAGGATGCCTTCGGTGCTGACGCTGAAATGCGCATTGCAGAAATAAACGAAGACCCTTGGCCGCTTGTCAACAATCCGGAACTAAGCGAAGACCAGCAGGACGCTGTACTCTACTATGTCAATGCCAAGGCAGCAATGGAGGGCGTTATGGACGCTTCCAATGAAGCCGCCGACGGCAAGCGCAAGGAGGTTGAAGCCAATGTGGAGCGACACACCCATAAGGATATGGGCTTTGTTCAGCCTGCAACCATGAAGGTTGACGACAAGCCAGTGTACGTTGTCAAGGGCAATGTCGTGATGCTCCCCGATGGTTCCGGCATTGACGTGCGCAATTCGGATCAGAGTATTGTTATCTGTGATGCAGAGACCGGCGAGTATAAGTTTGCCAGCCCGGACCAGCTGTTCTCTCTTGGTGAGGCTATCGACCCACAGACAGAACTCGATGAGGCATACGCAAACATTCAAGCCGAGCATGAAGCCGTGCTTGGTGTACCAGAAAACGGTGAAAACGTACAGGGAAACGGTGAAAACGTACCAAATTCGGCTGAAAACGTATCACAGCTTACCGATGAGCAGTTGCAACAGTACGCCCACAGTGCCTTCAATGAAGCCACACAGAGCGACGGTATCACCATTCCGCAAGAGCAAGCCGAGCAGTTGCAGCAGCACAACCAACAGATGTTGGAGCAGGAACAGCAACGCAAGGAAGAGGAGGCAAACCGCCAGCCTACCGCATTGGAGCGTGTACCCATCAACGAGGAAACCGGTGAACCTATGTTTGAGAAGGCAGACCGCGAGACAGCCCTTGATGCCCTAAATGAGATTACCGGAGGTAACGATGAAAATACTACTGCCATCGTGAGAGCGCAAGTAGAACAGGCTACCAAGGCACTTGAAGCGTTGAAGAAGAAGGAACCCACTAAGAAAGCTCCTTCTCTGAAAGGTTCACCAATGGCGATGGTAAAGGCGCAGCAGGAAGCAGAGGCCAACTACAACACCGCCATGGAAGAGTATAACGCCCAAGTAGCCGCAGCCGAAGAGAACTTGAACGCATGGTCGCGCATCAACTCCCTTATGAATGACAGAAAGCGTGCCATCCGTGAGCAGCAGGAGGCAGAGCGCAAGGTTCGCGAGGAAAAGCTACACGCCGAAGCCGTTGCACGTCTGGAGGAAGACAAGCGCATTGCCGCTGAGAAAGCAGCCGAGCAAGAGGCCGTCGGCACTCATGCCGTGAACCCGAAGATAAAAGCAAAGTGGGACGGAGCCACCAAGGTTGAGGGCAATCCTAATGCTATCACCCTTGCAGATGGTTCTACAATCCGTGGTCACTACGTCCTCACTGAGGCAGGAGCAGCCACAGCCAGCCATGACGTGAACAATGCCTACGAGCCTACTGAAGGTTTCCCGGTTGATGAGAATGGTGAGAGCGTGAATGACCGCGACTACAAGCGTGACAAAGACGCGCAGCGCATTGTTAGGGATATGGCAGACAGCTACGACAGCAGAGCTTTGCAGACACCAGTCATTGTCAGCAAGGACGGTGTAGTGCTTTCGGGCAACAACCGCACCATGTCGGGCGACATTGCAGCCCAGCAGGGAACAGACAAGGCGTATATTGACCACCTGCGCGAGTTCGGACAGATGTATGGTTTCACCCCCGAACAGATAGACGGCATGAAACATCCGCGTGTGGTGTTCGTCCCGGACGAGCACCTGCCCTACGATGCAACCACATTCGCACGTTTCAACGCTGAACAGCAGAAGAAACAGAGCAAGCCAGAGCACGCCGTGAAACTTGGCAAGATTGTTCCTGACAATGTGTTCACAAGCATCACCAATGACATCAGCCGCTTTGACCGCATGTCTGACTACTATGCCGACGACAAATCAGTGGCTTCTGCCATCAGTCAGTTGTTGGATGCAGGAGTTATTAACGAAATGCAGTTACCAGAGCTTCGCACTGGCAATGCTTTGTCGGCAGCAGGTAAGGAACTTATCGAGAACACACTTATAGGCAAGGTCTTCCAGACTTCGCCCGATGCCGTGCGCCAGATTATCAGCACACCAACACTTCGTCAGTCTGTTGTTATGGGCTTGAACGAGATTGCCAACAACCGCACACTTGCCAAGAGCGGCTATGACCTTAGCAAGGAATTGGCAGCAGCCGTTGATCTTGTGAGTCGTGCCAAGTCTGACTCGCCCGAAATCTATAAGGAAGGTATGCCGGTATCTCCTTACGGCAGACAGCAGGGGCTGTTTGACGACGAATACGGAGACAGTCGTGTAACCGATGGCGTTACGTTGCTCCTTGCCGACCTGCTGAACAGCGGAAAGCCGAGCGACTTGCGCAAGGTTCTCTCTACATACAATAATGAAGCTGCTTCACCTGCTGCAGGTCAGATAGACATGTTCAGCGGTGACGTGACCTCTAAGGAAGAAATTCTCAAAAACGTAAACGAATATTTCAGAAATGCTACACCAAAAGAACAACAAGCCCTCATCGACGCAGCCGTTGCAGAACGCAAACGGAGAGCAGAAGCCGCAGAGCCAGCTGGAGGAGACGAGGCAAGCGAACAAGCTACGGTTGTTGCTGGGAGCGGTGCAGAGCCTCAACAGCCAGTCGTAGCCAGTGAAGAACCAGTTAAGGGTAACGAAGCCGATGCAGACGCATTAGCGAAGGAAGCCGAAGAAAAACTGAGCGAGCGCATCACCGACACAGAAGACGAGTGGACGGAACCAAGCGAATATGGAGAAATCTACAAGCACCGTATGTTCGTTGATGGCAAGGAAGTTATCAAGGTTGACGCTCCTGACAAGAGCAAGAATTATCCAGGAACCTATTATGAGATTGACGGCAAGCAGTTTGGCGACCTCTACGAAGTAGCCAACTATATTGACGGCAATGAGCAGCCGTTGTCTGCCAAGATTGAAGCAGCCTCAGCCGAAGTGAACACCGACCCCACCGAGGCACAGAAGGAAGCTGGCAACTATAAGAAGGGACATGTGCAAGTCGGTACGTTCGACATCACCATTGAGCAGCCGCAGGGCAGCGTGCGTAAGGGCACTGATGCTGACGGCAAGCAGTGGGAAAGCAAGATGAACAACACTTACGGCTACATTCGTGGCGCAGTGGGTGTTGACGGAGACCACATTGACGTGTTCCTCTCCAATGATATTGACGGTTGGAACGGGCGCAAGGTGTTCGTCGTTGACCAGTACAACCCCGACGGCAGCTTTGACGAGCACAAGGTTATGCTTGGCTTCAACGATGTGGACGATGCAAAGAGCGACTATCTTGCCAACTATGAGAGTGGTTGGGAAAATGGTCGCAGGATTGACGTGTCTACTGTGAACCTCGAAGACTTTGAAAAGTGGATTGCATCAAGCAAGCGCAAGACAAAGGCTTTTAGCGAATATTCATTGGTGAAGAAAGAGACGGTCGGCAACTCCTTTGACGATTTCGTCCGTGATAGTGGAGGTGAGGTTATACCTAATGGCGTAACTCGTTCTAATGTTATCAACTTTGCTGAAAGAGTACTTGAAAAATATCCTTCACACACCGAAAGCTATGGCACATACAATGCCAAGAGAACAGATGTTGAGATACCAGCCAACAAGTTGTTCAAATCGGAAAGTGAATTGTTCACTGCAAAGAATGGTAACTCTATTGCCGTGAATGATACACAGGCTAAGGCTCGTTATGAGCTTGTTGCTCACAAAGATGCACAGGGTCATTTGAAGTCTGTGTCTGTAATAAAGTATCATGATTTTGACTATAATGATGAGGAGCCTTTGGTAAAGTCGGTGAAGAAGGACGTTGTGGAAATCAATGCACCGGAAGAAGCCGGCTATTCCATCACTCCTTCAACCTACACCAATAAGAAGGGCAAGACGAGCGATGTTTCTCTCCTTACCTTTGACCATGACTTGACTGCCGACCAAGAGCGTGCCGTCAAGGAGTTTGCCAAAGAGCGTACAGGCGAGGGACGCTTTGCCCCTGCACGCGGTTGGAAAGACCGTGAGAGTGGTGGTTGGATGTTCCGTAGCGAAGAGGACGCACGCAAGGCCGCTGAAATGGTTGGTAATGAGCAAGCCGTAGCAGACAACCAGCCAATGACAGCGCAGGAACTTCGCGATGCCGTGGAACCGAAGAAGCCAACGACAAAGACCGCAAGCAAGAAACCTGCAAACCGCGTAGAGAGCGTGCCAACAGAAGAACCAATAGAGCCTGAGAAGCCTAAGTATGAGGTCAGTGACGAGTACTGGAAGAAGCATCCGGGAAAGCGTGAGGAGCTGAAGACCCACCGTGACTACAACCGCTTTGTACCACAAGTGCGCAGAGAGTTGGAGAAGATGGGTTACCGCTTTGAACTTGACGGCAAGGAGTTGACACCGGAGGAGAGTCTTGCACTCGACAAGCAGAACTGGGAGAGCCGTGATGTTATCCCCGGACGCGAGGGACACACTCCATTCGTCAGCAACGAAGACATAGCACGCATCAATGCGAAGATGGCCGGCAAGTGGGTAGGCGAACCGAAGGAAGCAATGGAAAGTGCGATGAGCGAGAGAGTGACCGAACTGTCCGAACGTCTGCATACTCCAGTACGCATCATCCGTACAGAGGAAGAAGTGGCTGCATTACCTTCCGTGCGCCAGCGCAGAATGAAGGGTAGCTTCAATCCTATGACCGGCGAGGTGACTATTGTTGTTCCCAACAATGCTAACATGGCAGACGTTGAGAATACGTTTGTGCATGAGGTTGTGGGTCACGATGGTTTGCGCGTGCTGTTCCCTGATGAAGCTAAGCTGAACAATGCCCTTGATGAACTCTATCGTGTGTCTAAGGACGAGATACGCGGTACCATTGACCGCATGGCGCAGAAGATGTACGATGCTGAGGTGGACCGCATACGTGAGAAGAAACGCAAGGAGCATGTAGCCAATGGTGAGGATGCCAACGCTTCATACTATGCAGATATGGCAGCAGCACATGCCGAGGCCGGAAAGAAGCGTGAGCAGTTCAAGCGTGATGCAACAGAGGAATATGGAGCTGACATTGCCGGACGTATCGGTGAGAAAGGCTTCGAGAAGATGAGTGCCGAAGAACTTACGTTCTGGGGCAAACTGAAAGCCATGCTCCAAAAGGCTCTACAAAAATTGTTGGACGGATTGAAAATCCCCGGCAAGAGGAAGTGGGGTGATAAGGACTGGGCGTTTGTTCTGCATGAGGCATACAAGCGTAAGAAGAATGGTGGTAAGCCTACTGTGTTCGATGCTGCTGATACTGAGGTTATGCGCAGGAAGACAGGTTTCGGTGATACTAAGTTCAGTGATTGGTATAAAAAAAGTGCCCAACCCAATGAGGCAGCACTTAAGCACTTAGAGCCTATTGATGTTGAACACGCTGCAAAGGACAATCATAGTCCAGAAACAGACCACGATGGCGGCATTATGTTCCGCGACGGTGATATGGGACTTGAAGAAACCATCACTAAGATGAAGGTTGAGGCAAGCCAAGCCAATGCCGACAACTGGCAAGCCAAGCAGGATGCAATGAGAGCCATCGGTGGCAATCTTAACAAGTTGCGTCAGGCAATGGCACGTCAGAGAGAGTATGACCTATCAACTGTCAAGAGTATAACAGACCTTGCCAAGGTGTTGCTTGAAAACGGATTGCTCGATGATCTGAGCAAGTATGAGACAAAGCGCATCCTCTCAGCCGTGAACAATGTACATGGCAAGCAGGACGTAAGTGATTACGTTCAGAAGGTTATGGACATCATGGTTGACAACCAGCTACGCATGGGAGCTAACCAGCTGGGCAAACTCCTTTCCATCCGTGGAAGCCGCGTTGACACGCGAGGTATTGAGGTGCAAGGACAGCTTGACCCAGAAGGCCAGCGTATTGCGCAGGTGGTTAGGAAAGCCACTTCCTTACCAAAGGAGAACATAGAGGAGCGCATTGCCGATTGCACCAACCGTATGGGTAGTGACGACAATGCCGTAGCCGAGGAAGCAGCCATCGAGTACAGCGGCCTGTTGCTTGCCCATCAGTTTGTAGAGGACATTACCGAAAGCAAGGCTGAGGAAAAGGCTCTCCGCGAAAGCATTAAGGAAGCCAAGGCCGACTTGGATGCAGGAACGATGGAAGCCGATGCTTACCGTGAATACGTGGAGTCAACCAACGATGCCATCCGTCAGAATAAGATAGAGCGAGCCGAAGCCTACCGCAGTATAGTGGAGCAAGTAGGCGGTGTTCTTGGTGGCAGTGTTGAGCGAGCCAAGGCATGGCGTGAGGCAGAGAAGCAGCGCGTTGAGACCATCCATCACAATGCCAACTCCGATATGACCGGCAGACCTAACGACGAGCATCACAAGGAAAGCAAGGCACAGAAGATAGCCAATAACAGTATAGTGCGCTTTGTTCTTGCACCTTTAGGCACGTTCGACCAGATGCTGAGAATGTTCGGAAAGAAAAGCGTGAACGGTGAGGGCTACTTGTGGAACCGCTATATGCGTGGATGGGTTGAGGCTACCGAAAAGGAGTACACCGGTTATCAAAACGCCTTGAAGACGCTCGACGAGAAGGTTAGCGAAGTATTCGACAAGAAGATGAAATGGGGCGACCTATTCTCTTTGGAGCGCAACCTGCCCAAAGCAACTGTTACCTTCTGGGACGGTGGCGAGCAGAAGGCACACGAGCTGACACAAGGAAACCTTCTGTATATCTACATGGTTGACAAGATGGCAGACGGCCGCATGAAGTTGCGCCGTATGGGTATCACCGAGGAAGATATGGAGAACATAAAAGAATTTGTTGATCCTCGCTTCTTAGAACTTGCCGACTGGATGCAGGACGAGTTCCTTGTGGAAAAACGCAACGAGTACAACGAGGTGCATAAGCGCATGTTCGGTGCTTCAATGGCAGCGATTGAGAACTACTTCCCTTTGAAGATACTTGCCAATGCGAGAATTGAAGAAGTGGACGTAGCCGACGATACAATCGACACAGCATTGCCAGCGACCTCAACCGGTAGCATCATCAAGCGCAGACGCAACAATCTTGCCCTTGACGTGATGGGTGCAGACGCATTCAGCGTTATACTTGACCACATTCAGCAGATGGAACGTTGGGCATCCTTTGCAGAGTTCAACCGCGACTTGAACACCTTGCTGTCATACAAGCGTTTCCGCAATCAAGTTATGAACATGACGAGTGTTTATGGTGGTGGAAAGACTCTGTGGAAGAACTTCCGCAATGTGTGTAGTATGGCCGCAGGAGCCTATCGCCCACCAATCGCAGCCCTTGACAAGGCCGCAGTGAATGTGGCGAAGGGCGTAACGGCAGCCAAGGTTAGTTTCAGAGTGTTCACGGCATTAAAGCAGTTCCTCTCTATGCCAGCTTATCTTTCTGACAGCAGCCCTGTATATCTTGCAGGAAACATTGCCAATCCAATAGGAGCTTGGAAGTGGTCAATGGAAAACCTTCCACTCTTCGAGAAGCGTTGGAAGAGCCGCATGGCAGGAGACCCAAGACTGATGAAGAGTGAAATGGACTGGAAGATGTGGCAGAACCGCGCTGTTGAAATAGCCTCACGTATCGGTATGTCTCCTAATGCCTTTGTCGATGCACTGACAGTTGCCATAGGTGCACACTCTATGTATCAGACCAAGAAGAAGAAATATCTTCGTTACGGCTATGATGAAGAGACGGCAGAGAAGCGAGCCAAGCAAGACGCTACTATTCTGTTCAACCAAACGCAGCAGTCGAGCGAAAGCGCGTTCCTCTCTACGATGCAGACCGACCGTTCATGGTTGAGTGTTCTGTTCACTGTGTTCAGAAACTCTTCGATGTCGTACACACGTCAGCTGTATGATGCACTCCGTAACCTCAAACACCGTTTTGAACCGGGTTACAAAGGACTCACAGAGGAGTATCTTGCCAAGCAGATGCGCAGAGACGGCATAGACCCCGACAAGGCCGACCAGAACGCCAAGAGCGAGTATAGAAGAAGCCTGATGCGTGATATAGTCCGCGTAGGCGTGTTCGGTTATCTGTTGCAGTTTGCTTGGAACTTGGGAGCCTATCTGCCCTATCTCCTCTTAGGTGACGACAAGGACGAGAAGAGCGACATGTGGCATGACATCTTCTGCCATACTATGTTCGGCAGTATAGAAGGCTTGACTGGAGGTGACGTGATGAGTGCTGTAGGTAATGGCTTTGCTAAAGGCGAAGGTTTGAACCTATTCTCCGCTTCAAAGGATATGCCTCTTAGTTCAGACTTGCAGAACATTGTAAACAAATGGAACAAAGACAAGGTTGCCGCCATGAACGATGTGACCAATTTGATGGTTCAGTCTGGTATAGGTGTCAATCCTCAATCGCTGACAGATGCAGTGGTTGCCATCATGGACTACTGTGGTGACGACGCAAACACCTCTCGCGAGTGCGCCCTGCTTATCACGCGCATCATCAACTGCCCACAAAGTCAGATCGACAAGATTTACTTTGACGAGCTCAACGCCACGGCAGCAGAGGCGCAAGGCATGACCCCGGCAGAGATAGCCGAGCGATATGCCCGATATAAGATACACAGAGGCGCACCGTTGACCGGATGGGCGTACACTGATGAAGCTCGCGACTCCGTAATGACTGCCCAGCAGAACCGAGTGCTTACGAAAGCCAAGGAGAAGTTGAACAGCAGGATGGAGACTGAGGAAACCAAACAGTTGCTCAGTGATTACGATGCTGTTGCCAAGCAAGAGACCGCATTGTCGAAGATAAAGAAGACGGACCGTGCAGCCTACCGCGAGGGAATGAAGCAGCTACGCCAGTCGAACGACATGCGCCAGCACATGCGCTTGAAGCGATACAAGCATGACATAAATGAACTCACGTCGAAGTATCTACGCTGCAAGAGCGCAGAGGAACGAGACTCGATTATCAGCACGATGTTCAGTACACGTGCGAAGATGCTTGAAGACATCGGCAGATTGAAGCAACAATAGTTAAACAACAAAGGACGGTGCAAGGAATTACCTTTGCATTCGCGAAGGCAGGCTGCACCTCGGCAATTGAAAGCGAGCTTTCATTGCTCTCGGTTTGCACTGCCTTTGCACGTCCCAAATTATAAAAATATGGCAAGAAGAAAATTACATAAGGCGAGTGCTGTCATGCCTCATGAAGGAATGGACAGCGTAGCTACAGCCAAGCACACGTTGGGCGGTAACCGTGCATTTGAGGTATTGTGGCAAGCCCAGCAGTATTGGCTTGCTATGGATACGTTTCGCAGAGACCGTGAACGTAACAAAAACTACACCTACGGACGGCAGTGGGATGACTACGTTTGTGTGAATGGTCGAAAAATACGCGAAGAGGAACTCATCAAGAAGCAAGGTAATGTACCCTTGAAGAACAACCTCATTCGCCGTATGGTACAAGCTGTACTTGGTATATACCGCAGTCAAGCCAAGGAACCCACTTGTACGGCACGAGACCGCGACGAGCAGCGTTATGGCGAGACGATGAGTACCGTGTTGCAATGCAACATGCAGCTGAACCGCATGACAGAGATAAACGCACGATGTATGGAGGAGTTCCTTATATCGGGTTTTGTCGTGCAGCGTAAGTGGTACGGCTGGCGGGAAAACAAGCTGGACTGCTGGACGGACTATGTTCAGCCCAACAATTTCTTCATAGACAACAACATGAGGGACTTCAGAGGTTGGGATTGCAGTTGTGTGGGCGAGATACACGACATCAGCTTTGAGGAATTGTGCGGACGCTTTGCCAAGGACGGAAACGATTACAACCGTCTGGCCGAGATATACAAGTTTGCCAAAGACAAATCGTATCTCAGTGCTACGTTTAATGATTTTGGCCATCCTTTGCAGGGCAACTTTGATTTTTTTGTTCCGTATGATGTGACGCGTTGTCGTGTAATAGAAGTGTGGAGGAAAGAAAGCAAGCCACGTGTCCGCTGCCATGACGTAAACAACGGCGATGTGTTCAAGATAGACATTGAGGATTTCCAAGCCCTTGTAACAGACGAAAACAACAAGCGTTTACAAGAGGCCCGTGAGCTTGGTATGGACGAGAGCGATGTGCCGCTTATCCGTTGGGAGTGGTTTATGGATAGCTACTGGTATTATTACATGCTCACTCCGTTTGGTGATATTCTGGAAGAAGGCGAAACCCCATACGAGCACAAGAGCCATCCGTATGTGTTCAAAGCATATCCGTTCATTGACGGTGAGATACATAGCTTTGTCAGCAATGTAATAGACCAGCAGCGATACACAAACCGTTTGATTACGATGTACGACTGGATTATGCGAGCTTCGGCAAAAGGTGTGTTGTTGTTCCCGGAAGACTGCTTACCGAAGGGAATGTCAATGGACGACGTTGCCGACGAATGGGCACGCTTCAACGGCATCATCATGATCAGGACACCGAAGGCCGGAACGCCATTGCCTCAGCAGATAGCCAACAACTGCACACAGATAGGTATCTCAGAGTTGCTGAGCATGCAGTTGAAGTTCTTCGAAGACATATCCGGCGTTAACGGCGCATTGCAAGGCAAGCCCGGTTATTCGGGTATGTCGGCCAGTCTGTACAATCAACAGGCACAGAACGCCTCAACGTCTCTGCTTGACTTGCTCGACACGTTCTCTTCTTTCGTAAAAGAAGGAGCGTATAAGGACGTGAAGAACATTCAGCAGTTTTACGACACGCCACGTGTATTCAACATTGCAGGAAAGAACTCTACCATTGTGGAGTACGACCCGAAGAAGATACGCGACGTAGAGTTTGACCTTTCGATTGTGGAGAGCACAGCAACCCCAGCATACCGCGCTCTAACCAACGACATGCTTATGCAGTTGTGGGAAAAGAACGCCATCAGCGTGGAGCAGCTGTTGGAACACGGCGACTTTCCATTTGCCGACGAGTTGCTGCAGAGCATCAAGTCACAAAGGGAACAGCTGGAACAAGGCAAGGTGCCGGACGGCATTTCTCCGGAACTTGCGCAGCAGGTTCAGCAAAACGCAAACGCATCTGCCATGCAACAGGCACAGCAGATGTTACAAGCGTCTTAATAAAACTATCAGATGGAAGCCTCGGAAACGGGGCTTCTGTCTTTTCTAAGTGTACGGTTAACAATAGGAACCCATTCAGGCATATCCATTTCCCGGAAGCAGATATGCAGACCTATTGCACGTGTCATAAGCAAGTCGTCATGTTTGCCAGTAATAGCACCATACGCGCCGTTCTGTTTTCGCTCATAGGTGTTGTATTCATCCAGACAGCGTTTGTCGCGCTCGATATAGAGTCGGTCGCGTACCACCTTGATGAGGGTAGAGATAATCATCGGCTTTGTTGACACATTGGTATGGAAGCCATATTTACGCGGTGCGCCCTTCCTTATTTCATCCTCCGACTGCTTGCGTGCATACAAGTTCGGGTAGATGTCTGAAATCTGATTGAGTATATATTGCGACTGGTCGCCACCTTCCACCTGACGCTCCTTGTCGTGAGTCTCCAACGTGTTAGACTCAATAACCAGAAGAGAATTGTCGTAGAACGCCGCTATCTGTGCTGCACGCCAAGCGAGTTGGTCAATGTCACAATGTCCGTACCACTGAGCCACCACAGACGGCGGCTCGCTACCATCAATCATACTAAGCCTGTCGAATACCACGATAACAGACCAGTCAGCTTTATTGGAACGTCCACCCACATCGACAACGGTAAGATAACGGTTAACAACTTCGTAGCCTTCGAATGTTTCCGGCATTGCCCATATAGAAAGCAATCCTTGCCTGTCTGCACGGAAACGGAGATTGGAAAGTGCATCCTCTCCTTCGTCTCCATCAGCATATACCTCACCGATATACTGAGGCTGCTTGCAGAACCGCTCGAACTTCTTGACACGGTATTTGTCGAACACCATAGAACCAGAATGAACGAAAGCCTCCACATCATCAGAAGGGAACTCGGAAGCCATTACAGCAAAGTCGTCCTTACCTGCACGCTCTTCAATATACCAGTTGATGGCCTCCAGTGTAGCCCCTTTCTCCCATAACGACCAAAGGTAGCGTCCGGACTCCTCACGATTTGACGGCACATAGGCATTCTCTCTATTTTCGTACAGCCATTGTGCAAATTCACGCATTTCATCAGCCGAAGCAAACTGCTTGGAATACTGCTCAATCTGAAACCACGATATAAATAGAGCTTCATATTGTGATTTGATTGTAGGATCTGCAGCAGCTGTATATTCTGTGTGGAAGAAGTTTCCTGTTCCATTCGGTGTACTCTCCATTACGATCATCGTGAATGGTTCCAAAAGAATACCGGAACATGCCGAACGCACGATGTCCTGCGGTGACTTACCTTCTGTCTTCTGCCACAAACCGACCTCTGACAAATGCACAAGAGAATAGGCACCGCCACGGCATCCATTAGGACGCTCAGCAGTGCCAACCTTAATCTTGCAATTACGTTGTGGAACGCGATGAGTGGAGCCAGACTTACCTACACCAACCAACTTCGGCTCGTTCTCGGAATATGCCTCACCCAGTTTGTGCAGGAACTCTACCGGGTATCTGTCAATCATGAGGTCGAACATATCCTTGATTTCGTCAGAAGCCGCTCCTTGATGTGCAATGATAAGTGAATTTAGTCCCTTTCGATGGTTGAACTGAAGCCATGCCATGTAGAGCTGTGTTGTAGTAGAACCACCCCACTGGCGAGCCTTCAACAATATTAGTCGTATGGGGAGACGAGCTTTTCTCTTTGCCTCAAAACGAGACACCAAAATACGCTGCGGATAGTAAAGCCGGAACAACACGTCCTTACCAGCCTTCTTGTTGTGGATATAGACGAGCGTAGCCGCCCAGAAAGGGAAGTCGTGTTTGAAGCGTAGCCTTATGAGCTTACGCGAGACCTTGATGTAATCATCATCGTTTGGCTCAACATGGAGAACAGACGAAAGAAACTTGTCGATAGACCCAGCCTTGACAAGTTTCTTCACCATTTGTATTTTCATCATCTCTACAGGGAGCCATTGGACGGGTATGGCAAAGTCAGAGATACACACTCGCACACGTTCCCCTATGGACCCTTCACCCGTGACCGGGTCGAAGTGAGCGAACATCACCTCATTTCGCCGGTCGTTTTCAGCGAGTAATCGTGCAATCTCTGTATCTATCATATTGGTTGTCATACCATCCATTCTTTATTCGGTAAATAAATTCGCCCACTGTACGAGGCGTGAGATAGAATTTCGGTGCAGGTTGATTTACTATTTTCGTCACAAGTTCGTACACCGATTTGTCGGGCTGTTTCTCACGTAGTATAACGAACCTTCGGTAAATCTCCTCAAACATTTCACGCTTGTTGCTCCTCATCCTTGGCATCGGTTTTCCAGCTGCCATTGCTGAAATGACAATAGCAGCCCTCTCCTCGCTCACCCAAAAGCGAGAAGCCGGAGACTGAGCGACAAGTTCGAAGATGACCGGCATCACGATGATGGATGCCTCTGCGAGTTTCTCCCGATATGCCCTCATGAGGTCGTTATTACGTTCGCGTGTAAATTCAAGAATGCTGCCAAAGTATTTCATAAAAGTGCCCGATTGTTTCCTCAAAGTTACAGAAACGAGGTCACAAAAGTTAAAAGTCAGTCCACATCTTATATAGGTATTTTTGCAAATGAATATGACACATTCTAAAGATTTTGAAGATAATGGCTGATAACAACGGAGTTAAGAGCAGACGCGACCAACAGTTGGAACGGCTGCGAAAGAAATATCCCGACAAGAAGTTCGAGGATGATGAGGAGATTTACGGTCAGATTTACGACGATTACGACCAATACGAGCAGGATCTTAGCGGCTACAAGGACAGGGAAAAGGCCATGTCCGACATGTTTGCCGCTGACCCGAGAAGTGCACAGTTCCTTGCTGACATGCACAATGGTAACGACCCATACGTCGGGCTTGTAAAAAACTTCGGCATAGAAATACAGGACGTGCTTGACGATCCTGAAATGCAGGAGAAGATAGCCGAAGCCAACAAGGACTATGTGGAGCGTGTAGCCAAGTCAAGACAGCTTGACGAGGAATATGAGAAGAACATGGACGCAAGTCTTGAAACCCTTCGTCAATTCCAAGAAGAGCGTGGCATGAGCGACGAACAGATTGACGCTGTAGTTGATGCCGTTTTGACCGTGGTCCGTGACGGTGTTATGGGCAAGTTCTCGAAAGAGACTCTTGCAATGTTCGTGAATGCCATCAACCATGACAGCGATGTAGCCTCAGCAAGTGAAGAGGGACGTGTTGCCGGACGCAATGACAAGATTGTGGAAGGCTTGCGCAAGCGAGACAAAGGCGACGGCACTGCGCCACTGAACGGCAAGAATGGCGGTGCGCCCAAGAACAAGAGAAACATGGACATCTTTGACTTTGCAAATGCTGCAAAATAATACGTCATGAGCATTAGTGTAGAATTTCCAAATACAAAGCCACGTGAACCCTCACAAGGAAGTGCAGGACTGCGAACACATATCGGTGGTGCCTGTACCACTGTAAGTGCGTTAATGGAAGCAAGCAAAACTATACATAACGAAGGCTTTGTGAAGAAAAGCATTGTCAAGGTACCGGCAAAAACGAAACATAACAATAACAAATAAAAACAAATTAAAATGAGCGTAGAAGTAACAACAACCCAGCAACAGAACTCTGGCAGTGCAAACACGCCAGATAGTCCTGAACTTACTCCAAGTGCTGGTTCCGCTGGTCTTCAGACACAGTTAGGTGGTGCGCCTACTACCGTCAGTGGAGTAGAGAACGCATCAGGAGGTATGGGCGAACTTGTAATGCCCGAAGTTGACAAACGAATTTTCATGTTTGAACGTGATCAGAACTCTTTGATGCAGCTTATGCTGATGGCAAAGTCCGTGAACGTTCATAGCATGGAAGTGAAACACTATGCAATTGACCAAGGCACACCAATCGTTACGGTTGCATCTGTTAATGGCAATACTATCACGTTGGTAAATGCCGACCAGAAGAAAGTTCGAGCATACGACACTCTTATGGTCAAGGGAGTCAAAGGCTACGACTTTATCGGTGGTACCAATGTCAAGAGCCGTCGTCCCCTCCAGCTCTTTGTAAAGAGCGTGAACAACGACGACACAATCACCTGTATAGCAACCAACGGTGTTAAGCAGGCTGCGACAGACCAGTATGGCAGTCTTCCAACAGCAACCTCTCCAACAGCAAGCAATACCAATATCATAACAGCAGGTACGAAGTTAGTACGTATGGCTAATGCCATGTATGAGACTCAGAAGTGGGTTGACCCCAATACTGTCATTCCTTCTCCAGACGACTTGTACTTGCAGAAGCGAGGTATGACAAGCATCGTATCAAAGTATCTTGCCGACCAGAACATGGAGATACCTTATGATGAGGCTGTCAAGGCAGAGGCTCAGTTGCGTGAGTTCAAGGCTGCCGGCAACCGTACGCTTCTCATTTCTCAGCAGAACAAGATGCTTGTACGTTCAAGCATGGGTGATGACCAGTGGGACTATACAACCAATGGTGTTCGTTGGCAGGTGAAGCGTGAGGTGAAGCATCGTGGCAAGTGGACATTTGAGGATGTAATGTCTCTCATCAAGCTATACTACGGTGGTGCAGACAAGCCTAAGTCCGGTCTCTTCCTCGTTGGTAACAATCTTGGTCAGAGCTTGCAGCTCATTGACTGGAGCAAGCATACAGAGGTCAAGATGGAGCCTTACACAAATGAGAGACTTGGCTGGAAGGTGACACGCCTTTCCTGCATCTTCGGTGAGCTACAGATTAAGATTGAGCCGACGTTCAATGATTGCGGCTACGAGAACAGCGGTCTAATTGTTGGTGAAGACCGTTTGGTTCACTATGTACGTCGTGGTGAGAGCAGCTACACTGAGGACGTTGAAGGTGAAGAGGCTACACGCAATGGTGTTCTCGTCAGTGACGCTCTTGGCTTGAAGGGCAACTGTCACATCTGGGTTGATGGTGACGATGATGATGACGACACCGCTCCTGCAGCAGACGAGTTCCGCTTGTGGAGTAGTGGCACAGCTCCAACCGAAGCTGATCTCGAAGATGGCGTAATTTACGTGTTCGCTTATGGCATGAACATCAAGTCAGGCACAGCAACTATTACTGTGAGTGCAGGAGACGCATTCAAGTACAATGCGACAGGCGAGAACGAGAAGAAGTGGGTTCGTTTCTACGGCCCTATTTCAGCTGAGTAACTTTTTAGTCAACGCTAATTATGGGGGTGGATGCGCTTTAAGTCAATCCGTCCCCATTTTTAATAAAAAAAATATAACATGGAAATTAAAACATACGGAGTATATGGTCTCACGGAATGGCACGGTAAAGTTAAGGCCGGCACCATTGAGGCGAACTTATCGTTCGTTGGTGGCACGTCTTCTCCAACTGGTTCGCAACCTGCATACATGGTGACCAAAGACCCAATTACACAGTTTGTAATTGAGAACTCAAAGGAATACAAGAGTGGTTTTATCCGTCTCGTAATGCGTCAAGTACTGCCCGGTACTCACATGCGAATTGCTACCCACAAGTCTATTCCTGACAGTGACGAACAGGTGAATGAGCATTTGTCTGAAGAAATAAAGACAGAAACAGTGAAGCCGACTGTGGAAGTAGAAACGCCTACACCAGAGACAGGCATCGAGCCTATAGAGGACGAACGTGGTCTTACTGAAGTTGAGTTCAGTACCAACCAAGAAGCCAAGGACTATCTTACAAAAACGTTTGGTGTGAAGAGTGGTACGATGAGAACTCGTGCAGAAATTATAGCTGTAGGTGAAACCCATGGCGTTAAAATCACTTTTGTAACCGAGTAATCACAGCAATGGTATGGTGTACAAAATCGAAGTCGTGGAGCGTGACGTGCGCATTGCCATTGACGAAAACAAGACAAGCGAGCAGCTCATCAGCGATGAGGACATTGACACCTTATCGTTGAATGACATCATCCGCTCAAAGATAGTTGAAGCCGTTCGGCGTGTAGAGTCGTCCGCTCCCGTTCACTACTTGGAAGAAGGTCACGTGTTTGGCGATGCCATCTACTGGGAGGAGAACGGAAGCGGTTGGACTTTGCTACCCGATGATTTCATGCGTCTTGTAGCCTTTCGCATGAGCGACTGGGAACGCACCTGCTATATGGCCATATCAGCAGACGACCCATTGTATGACCTGCAATCGTCAAGATACAAGGGTATTCGCGGCAATGTTCAGAAGCCGGTGTGTGCCGTAGTGAACCGTGCCGAGGGCAAGGTGTTGGAGTTCTACAGTTGCAACAGTGAGGAAGCCTACGTGAAACGTGCCTCATACATTCCTTATCCGAGCATAGACGAGGAAGACGGCATAGACATCAGCGAGCGTTGTTACACAGCCGTGGTCTATACTACGGCTGCATTAGTATTAACCGCCTATGGTGCGAGCGAGCAAGCAGCCGCAATGAACACCTTGGCAAAAAGCATTTTTGAATAATGAGTTCAATACCAACAAAACAGATAGATGGTGACGTTGCGGTTGGTCGTGACGTTAACATCGGCGGCAAGGCCACCATACGCGGTTCGGCAAAGGTCGGCCACAATCTGACCGTTGACGGCTGGCTTGAAGCCAAGAACATAAAAGGCCCGAACAAAGGCCTGTTCAAAACGGCGGCACAGCTACGCGAGGCTTACCCTAATCCTCATGAAGGATGGTGGGCTTTGGTGACCGTAGAAGGCAGTGCAGCGTCAGATCATCTTGGCCAGCTCTATGTAGCTGACGGTGGTACATGGGTAGCGCAAGTTGACAGCAACGGTAATCCGCTGCTGAAGGGTAATCCTACGGTTGATAGCACCGAGTACATGGAAGCCGTGGAGGGAATGACAGCCGACCTCGAAGCCGTGAAGGTGGACGTTAACCAAAACAAGGAAGACGTGCGCAGCCTACGTTCTACACAGACCACGCAAGGCGAGAGCATCAACACCCTCAACACAAAGATGGGCACAGCTCAGAGCGACATCAACACACTGAAGAAGACTGTAAGCGACAACAAGACTGAACTTGCGAGTAGCATCAGCGGTGTGCAGAAAGACCTCACATCATTCAAGAACACCAAAGGACAGCCCAACGGACTTGCGCCGTTGGACGAACAGAACCAGATACCTTCGCAGTATCTTCCCGGCTATGTGGACGATGTGCTTGAGTTCAACGGCAGCTTCAATGACATTACTTCGCAGATGATGTCGTTAAACAAGTACTCAACGGACGAGAACTGTAGCGTTGTTTTCAGCAGAGATGCTGGTGCTTTTGTGCTGAAATACACGCAGCCATCGGAAACGGAAGGTGACTTGCGCCCGACCATCACTTACTACAACAACTGGATAGACGGTGACCTTTACGGTGAGGCCAATATGAAAGGCCGTGTGCCACACAGCAACAAGATTTACATAGACGTTACAGCCAACAAGACTTATCGTTGGGGAGGCAGCACGCTTGTTGCAATAGGTTCGGACTTGGCATTGGGCCATACCAGTGCCACTGCATATCCCGGTAACGAGGGAGCCGAGCTAAATAGCACACTCCAGACAGCGAACATACGCATTGAGGGTATAAACATTCTTCGCTTTGATGGAGTGTGGGACGGTACCGGCAAGGCACCGAGTCGTGGTTTGTGGTATGCTCCAAGTTTGGACTACGAAGGAGAGTGGTGCTTCCGTGAGTTCGGAGGTGTTAGTACAGAGACATACGGTTATCCGGAAGAAATGTATAACACCGACAGCGTAGGACGTGCAGACCATATCTATTGTTGTGCAGACGAGTTGTTCCGTATCGTTGACAAGAAGATGCAGAGGATTGGCGGCAGCGGCAGCTCTGCCAGCATTTACAACCCGACGGTGGAGCAGGGAGGACACTACTATGTGTTGTGTGATACCGACGATACGGCCAATTCAGCTGTTCACGCAGCGAAGGAAAACGGCAAGGCAGCAGTAGGCTTGATGATAACCTTCGCGTTAAAGAAAGGCACTTGGAAGACTTACCAGTATATCGGAGCCAATACGGATGATAATAACTGGTACGACACAGAGAACTGGAAAGACTTCGGTTCGATGGTGCAGGGTTCAGAGTCGATGATTGACATTGACATCATAGCCCCTCTACCTACAGGCTTCTACACCCTTGGCACCGCACTTGCAGCTCTGAAAACCTATCAAGAGACAACAAGTGTGAACTATCAGAAGCGCGGTTTGGTGATAAGCTACACGACGGAAGCCAATAAGGTAGAGACAAAACAGTATCAGGGCGACTCCATTGCGGACTTCTACGAGGCCGGGCTTTGGCAGGACTTCAGCGGTGGCAGTAAACTTGTGGCGAGCGACACGATGGAAGCTGGCGGTACAGACGCTTTCTCTACAGGAGGAGCGTATAAGGTTGTGCCAACGGAGATAGAGGCTACAGAGGAAGAAGGCAGCGTATCACTGAAGCTAAAAAACAAGGCTGGCGACACCCTGTCTGAAGCCCAGTTCAGTGTGGGCACCGGTACTGGAGGTGGCGGTGGAACTACACTTGCCATCAACTTTGAAAACGACCCCTTCTATGTCCGTGCAGGAGGCACAGCCATACTGAAAGCCGCCATCCGCAGTGTGACCCAGCTATCCGATGGATCATCGCAGGACAACAAGATACAGAGTGTGGTGTTTATCAATCGCACGACCAAGACCACTGTAGCCTCATTCAAGCCCAATCAAGCAAGCAGTTCGTCGTTAAAGTCGTACACCTTCGAGTTTGACCTAAGCACCATTGCGGCCAGTGCCGGCAGCGTAGAGCTGCAAGCCGTAGCCACCGATGCCACCGGCAAGACAGCCACGAGAAACGTGGAAATGATTGCCGTTGATGTGACCGTAGAGAGCAGCCAGACACTGAGCTATACGAAGAGCACCACATTGCAGGTTGGCGGTCAGAAGGTAAGCATCCCTATGTATCGTTTCCCAAACAATGCCTCAGACAAGGGTATCCAGACGAAGATAGAGATATTCCGCAACGGTGTTTGGGAGACGCTGGAGAGTGTATTGGTTAAGGACACCTATACCCATAATGTGACCATCGACCCACAAGGCATGGGACACGGCGCGTATCCTCTTCGCATACAAGGACAAGACGTAGCATCAGGACTGCAAGGTAACACGCTGCATACCGCAGTCATGGTGATAGAGCAGCGCGAGAGCGTGAGCGACTACACGAAGCCTATCATTGTGGCACGATGGTACGATGACAGCGATGGCAAGACAAAGCTTTTCAAGACCGTCAGTTTTGACATCGCCTGTTATCAGCGAGACAACGCCAACCCAAATGTAGAGGTGAAGGTGAAGAACGAGACCACTGACGAGACAGAAACGATTGCCAACAAGGTTATGAACCGCAGCAGTTACTACACGATAGAGAAACGCATTGTTGGTTATAACGACGGTGACACATTGATCTTCGACGCAACGTGTGGTGAGGTACGTCTGGCGGAGAAACTAAAAGTTGTTATTGACGGCAGTATGCTTGCCATCAGCGAAACCGAAGGCGCATACTACAAATTGAACTTTGCCGGCAGAAGTAACGACGACATCGACAAGAGTATCAAAGCCACCTGCTCAGATGGCAGCATGATGGAAGTGAAGGTAAACGGCAGCAACTGGTCGAGCAACGGTTTTGTCGCAGACAACTTCGGTACAGAAAAAGCAGACGGAAGAATGGCACTACGTGTAGCCGAGAACGTGACGGCAACATGCAGCGACACACCATTGGCAAGCAAAGACATACCCACCAACGGTATGGCACTAAGCTTTACATTCAAGGTTAAGAACATTGCCAAACGTACTGCAAAGATTATGTGGTGTATGGGCGAGCGATTGGGTTTTGTGCTTACCGGAGAGAAATTCATCGTGACCACCGCCGGAGACAGCGACGAAGCCCTGAAAGACGTACAGACCACCGCCGCCACCTCCTACCTTGACGACACCGTATATCGTATAGACATCGTAATAGAGCCACAAGCCAGAGCCCCCTATAGCGGTGTGATGCTGTGTAAGGTGTTCCAGAACGGTGATGCAGCAGCGTGTGTTCCCATCAGTACCGTCAGCGGCTTTCCCAACATTGCGGACATGATACACTTCGACGGTACAGATGCCGACCTCTACTTGTATGAGGTGGTACGCTGGAACACCTACTATGACTTCATCCAAGCATTCAACAACTACATCGTGAACCTAACAGATACGACTGCCATGCTGACCGAGTATGAGCAGAACCAAGTGATGAGCGATGTTACAGCCGAGGGAACGACGAAACCACGCCCCGATATGAAAAAGTTGTTAGACCGCGGTATCATGGTCGTGGCAATGACGCGCACTTCGGACAAGAACCTTAGCAAAGACGGTGGCGCGGTAACGGACAGCGAGATATATTATCCTGACTACATCGAAGCTTTGAAGGATAAGAAGACGTCTGTTCTGATGGACTGGTATATTTATTTCCCCGATCGTCCATGGGCAAACTGCATTATTGAAGCAGTTCCGACTACCAACCAAGGAACCTCTACGCTTGCCTACGCTGTCAAGAACAAGAAGGGCAAGTTCAAGAAGGCGAAGAGGATCAGAATGCTCTACACAAGAGAGCAGATCAGCGAGATGTACAATGGTGATGAGACTATTCTTGCCAAGTATGACGATGCTGCAGCTCTTGCAAAGAAGAAGATGATCCGCGTGAAGGAAGGCGGTACGCCTATTCAGACAGGCACAATCAAGGTGGACTACAGTGACTCTGCCGGTGCCAACAACTGTGCCCTGATGGAGCTTATGAACGACACGCAGATAGCCCTTGGCATTGACTATATGACCCCTGCCCAGCGACACAACACCGACAAGAGCGAAGAACTGCATACGAGCATTGACGGTGTGACGTGTGCCCTCTTCCGTACCGACTACCGCATAGGTCAAGACAAGGGAACACAGGCAGCGACACTACCCGAGAACGCCTACTTCCACTCGAAGGCAAACTTCAATGCCGACAAGGGCAATCCCCACTTCTTCGGTTTTGAGGACGTGAAGGGCTATAATTACGGTTGCGTGAACTATGGCGACTTCAAGGAAATGGTAGCTCCGAGAGGCACGAACATTGACACCTACAAGGCCAGTGTGCTTTCAGACACAAGCTCATTGATACCGGGTACGCTGTATATGCTGAGTGAGTTCTGCGGTCCGGAAACACGCTTCATTGAGAACGATGGTACTGGAACCATGACAGAGATAGGTGAGGTGGCCGTGGAAGACAGTCATGTGCTTGACAAGACACTATCCGAGGTACAGGCAGACGATGTCAAGAACTACGACTGGGGAACAGCCTACAAGACATCTGACGGAAAGTATGTACAGTATAAAGGAGGAGCATGGAAGGACACCACAGGCACCATGACTTATGACAATGCCACTAAGAAATGGAGCGTGCAAGGCCGCGTGCTGAACCCTGTGGAGTGCTACGAGTACAGACAATATCAAGAGTTCTGTTGGCAGCAGGGCGTGAACAGTGTGGACGATATGCTGAAGACGCTGCACACCGACGATGGCGACGTTCCAGTGTGGAGCACATATTACGAAATGCGCTACCCTGACGACGACGACTTGAACGCCCTGTATGCGTCGGGCAAGAAAGTTCCGTACCAACTGTATAGAGAGTTGGCCTTCTGTCAGCAGTGTAACCAGAACTTGACCGACAATGCCGAAGAGAACGCCGCCAAGAACCCTGATGGCAGCGAAAAGGTATTCAACGGAGCCGGTGCAAGCACAACCATTACCCTTGGTGGCAAGACCGTAGCCGGTACCAAGGAGAACCGCAGGAAGAAATGGCAGCAGGAAATGCACAAGTATTTCTCTCCCCATTCAACTCACTGCTATGTTGTGGCGAGCGACTATAAAGCCACCGTGGACCAGCGAGCCAAGAACATGATGATAGCTGTTTACTTGGAGACCGACGGCAGCATGCGCTATTACTTCAACCACTGGTATGACGGTGACTCATGTGACGAGGCAGACAACGACTGCTACCTGACCATCCCTTGGGATATGGACGGAGCAGCGAGCCATCTGTATCAAGGATGGGACGGCGTAATGTTCCAACAGAGCTATGCCTTGTTTGATAGAGGCGAAGGCGTATGGCTTAATGATGCAGGTACGGAGACGCTGACTCTTCATGACACGGCGGCAAAGATGCGTGCTACAAAGACCAAGGCCGGCCTTGAAATCTTCTCTACCGATGGCTGCTACCGCTATTGGATGATAGACCGTATCTTGAAATGGCCAAAGGTAGTAAGCTCATTTGACGGAGAGCGCAAGTATATAGAAACAGCTACCGCTGCTGACAACCACTATCCTGCCTTGCATGGTCTGCGACTGGAGAGTCTACCAGCCTTCCAGCGTAAGCGTTTCGCATACAGAGACGGCTACTTCCAGACCGGTGATCTGTTCCGTCATTTCTTCCAAGACCGTGTTATGGGCCCCATCACGGTGAAGATAACGGCAGCACAGGACGGTTACTTCGCCATGGGTGTGGACTCCACCTCATCAGCCAAGTATAGTTGTTATCTGAAGGAAGGCGAAAGCCACACCTTTACAGAGGTTGCAGCAGGAGAAGGCGGCAAGCTCATATACATCTTCGGTGCAGACAAGATAAGCGAGCTTGACATCAGCGGCTGTTCTCCTAAGAATTCAAACTGGATGCTGAGCGAGTGCACCTTGCTGCGCAAGCTCGTCATTGGCGGTGAAGGATATACTCCAGCATATACCACCGACATACTGAGCACTCTGAACTTAGGACAGATGCCTTTCTTGGAAGAGATAGACATCAGGAACACGATGATAACCGACGTGAATGCCTCGCTGTGTCCTCGCCTAAGAAAGGTGTTGGCAGAAGGCAGTCTGTTGAAGTCAATCACACTTGCAGAGAGTTCGCCTATTGATACGCTGCACCTTCCCGGTACTATGACAACTCTGTACTTCAAGAACCTTCCTAATCTGACCTACCCCGGTGGTTTGACCATTGACGGAATGGCTAAGGTTACGAAGCTGTTTTTGGACGGAAGCCCGAAGATAGATGCCTTGACGCTGCTGCGAGAGGTAACCACGGCCAGTGCGCTGAAGAGTGTACGCATAGCCGGCCTTGCTGCTACTGAAAGCGTTGAGCTGCTGCGTGCCATCAAGAACCATGGAGCCGTAGGCATAGACGCAAACGGAGCAGACTATGACGAGAGCGGCCAGTGTAGCGGACTGATAGGCAGATGGATCCTGACCCTACTTTCAGAGGAGAGTGAGATTGCGGAGCTGAAGCGTTACTTCCCGAACCTTGAAGTTATAAACTCGCAATTCTCTGTCATAAAGATAGACGATGTGGTGAGCGGTGATTTCTGCGAGAAGTACAGCAACCCCGAGAACCAGACAGGAGCTGATTACGATAAGACCTTTGTGGCAAGCGGCCATACGCTTAAGATATTGCAGGACACCCATGCTTACAAGTGTACGTACAACTCCAAACTGAAACAGATGGAGGGTGTGCAATTGAGCGATGCAGACTTCAATAAACTTGCCAATGGTGAGAGCTTCGATGTAGGCGACAGCGCAGGTGAAGGCTTTGACATCTTCCACCACTTGCCTCATTTTTGGTACAAGGGCGTGAACGACTACAAGAACCAAGCAAAGTATATCATTCACTCAATTACAGATAATGAGCCGTTATCGACTGTAAACAACCGAAGGGAGGCATTGCTTTCAGAGCTGCTCTATGCAGAAAATACAGGCGTGTATGCTGACGAGGCAACAGTTGGCGAGACAGTTGGCGATAATATTATTGCCACAGCAGCCAATGCGAATGCCTACCGTATGGACGTTGAGGGCATGAAGCAGGTAAGATGGCCGGGACTTAACCACGCTCGTCTTGGTGCCGTCTTTACGGATGCAAACGGCAAGATAGTGGGCAAGTTCATTATGATGGTGAGTCACGCTTACTTCGACTTCTCAATCGGTAACTATGTGTTCTGCGATGTGCCAAACGGTGCTAAGTGGATATACTTCACTTCGTATCGTGACATTGGCGACATAAAGTGTCTTGCTGTTGACAGCGAGCATATAGAGGCAATAGAACCAGAATGGACTGAGCACACCGTTGGTGAGTTCGACAGTCTTGTGGGAACATACCCCATCACTATTGACGGACTGAAACGGCCTCGAAGCATATCAGGTGCTGTACGTTCGAAGAAAGGTGACGGCACTTCACAGACCTCGTCAGAATGGGCATACGACACGGACGGTACACCGACCGAAATGCCGACCGGGACAATGCACTACACTGACAAGGATTTCCAGAACAGTGCGCACATGCGCGGAGAGGGCTTCCAGCTCCAAGACTATGAGCAGCACAAGGAAATCAGTAACCTGTGGTGGGCGACCCATGGAACGACCGACGAGCAGTCCATAGTTGGCAATGGCGCACATGACAGTACGCTGAACAGCCAAGACACGATAGGTATGGCAGACACCTCGTATGTAGGAAATTCAATGAACTCCATCATGGGACTCAAACATTATGTTGGCTGTGATAGTGAATGGATGGACTACATTGCAGGAAATGTGAAGAGCTATGAGACGTTCTACAAGAACCGTTGCGTGGAGACCAACGATGATCCTGTAGATTACGTGTTCCACATCTATGACCCGATTAAGAAGACGGAGCGAACCGTGCAGAGTGTGAACAGCAACGGCAACTGTGTAGTAAGAGTGGTGCACGGTGCCAAGTGTGACATCTTGCCGAGCAAGGTGCACCAGACAGACACCAGCAAATACACTACACACTATGCAGCCGGAGTATGGTTCCCGGGCAGTAGAGGCCGCTGTGTTCTGCGGTCTGGCCACTACTCGAATGCGTACAGCGGTCTCGCTTATGCGTACGCGAACGTCGCTTCTTCGTACTCGTACACGTACTGCGGTGGTCGGCTCGCCTTCCGCGGAAAATTCGTCATAGTCGGATAAGCGGCAAGCGAAGCCACGAAAAAAGCGTCAGAGGGAGAGCCGCCACAAGCGGCTGCTCCCTCTCCTTGTTTGCGACCGGTGTTGAAAAAGGTAACTATCTGCGCATAGCGCAGCGAATTTTACAATTGAGAATGACGGTATTTTCAATTATTTATGTTAATTTTGCACCGCCCTATCGCTAAGGGCAGGCAGAAAATCCCACGCGCCGCTGTGTTCTGCGGTCTGGCAACAACTCGAATGCGAACAGCGGTCTCGCTTATGCGAACGCGAACAACGCTTCTTCGAACTCGAACTCGAACAACGCTTCTTCGAACTCGAACACGAACTACGGTGGTCGGCTCAAATTCTAAGGTTAACAATAATCGGAGGCCTCTGACGTGGCACGGGATTGTCACAACCACACTCCGAGGGGTTAGAGCCTCGGCAAAAGCATAAATAAAATATGGAAAGCCGGAACACGACATTAACCACATGTGGGGAGTGCGTCAACTCCCCACAGGACAGGAAGGCTGTCAATCAACTGGAAGACTTATTAGGACAGGTAGAAGCACCAACTTCTATCTGTTTTCCTTTATATAACCTCATCCCGGAAATCATTTCGGACGAAAACATGGAACGCTCGTTCAAGCGTGTCATGTCGAACCTTCATAACGCCGACACGCGAAGCGGAATAAAATGGAGGGAGAAGGTTGTTATAGATGGTGTGGAATGTACTCCACGCATGGTGCGCTATATGAAGCGCAAGAAAGAAATTATTGCCGAGCTGAAAGAACAAATAGGCAATGGCACATTTCGTGTTGAGCGTCTGTCTTCGTTTGAGGTGGACGATGGTCCGAAGAGAAGAATGGTTCAAGCACCTCCTGTTGTGAAACGTATAGGCTGCAATGCCATCATGGAGATTGTAGAGAAACACCTTTCGCCATTGCTAATAGAAAACACGGCAGCTTCGATAGAAGGACGCGGCCCACACGGACTATTCCACAAGATGCAGGAAGTGAGAGCCGAGAACCCCGACCTTATATATTATTATCAAAGCGACTATAAAGGATATTATGACCACATACTGCACGACAAGATGATTGACATCATCAAGCAGTATATAGCCGACCCGATATTACTCCCCATACTAATAGACTTCGTTAAGGTATTGCACCCGGATGGCAACGAAGGCATCAGCAAGGGACTACGCTCCTCACAGTTTTTCGGCAACCTGTACCACAATGACATTGACCATGCCATGATAGAGGAGTGTGGAAAGGATAACTACAACCGCTTTTGTGACGACATATACATACTCGGTGACAATAAAAAAGAGTTGTGGAAACACAGGAACACACTGCACAGACTAAGTAAACCCTACAATCTGATAATCAAGCCGAGCGAGAAGGTTGCTCCAGTGAGCGCAGGAATGGATGCACTGGGTTATATTGATTATGGTGACCACTCACGAATACGCAAGCGCACAAAGGTGAACGCTGCGAGGAAACTCGCCAAGATAAAGTCGAGAAAGCGAAGGCAACAAATTATAGGCTCGTTCAAAGGAATGGCATGTCATGCGGACTGCCAGCATTTATATTATACATTAACAGGTAAAAACATGAAGAAATTTTCAGAAATGGGCGTGACCTATAAGCCAGCAGACGGAAAGAAACGTTTTCCCGGTAAGGTGACACGCTTGGGTGACATCGTGAACATCCCTATTGAAATCCACGATTTTGAAGTTGGTATCGACACAAAGGAAGGTGAAGACCGTTATCTTGTATCGTTCCGTAATCCGGCAACAAAGGAATGGGGTAAGTTCTTCACCGCTTCGCAGGAAATGAAGGGCATACTCGACCAGATTAGCGACATTGAGGACGGCTTTCCGTTTGAGAGCATTATCAAATGCGAACTGTTTGACGGCAGCAAGCGAAAGTACAACTTCACCTAAAGCGGCTCACTAAAGATAAAAGCGTGAATTGGGCTGCATACAATATCTTTGCCTCAACAAAAACATAGCGACAATGGAAAAGATATACGGCACAACCAAACGTCAGGACGGACTGCAACGAGTAGGCAAGAATAAATGGCTGCTCTATTTCGGTCTGTATGAAACAGAGAGCGGTACATACGAATACCGCCATACGTTCACGCACAAGCCCACGCTTGACGAGATAAAGAAACTTGTTTGGGCTACGATAGACGCAGAGACCAAAGACAAGATTGTTAATCAGTTTGAGTATGAGGGCATCAAGGTTTGGCTCACAGACGAGAAGCAGCGTAACTTTGCCTCTATTGAGAACAACGAAAGTGTTACATTCCCACTTACGTTGAAGCTCAACGAGAAAGCCGACGCTACACCAATCTATCATACCTTCCAGACGCGAGACGAGTTCAAGAAATTCAGCGAGGCCGCTGCATGTTTCATTCTTGAAACCATCAGGAACGGATGGAAGGAGAAGGACAATGTAGATTGGGATGTGTTTGACATGTAATCACAACATTATCAATAAGAGGAACAGGAGAAATCTTGCTCCTCTTTTTTTGTGCTACAATAGTTAAAACGACGCTCACCGGTTAAGTCGCTAAATTTGCCAAGAACATAAAATCATAATGGCAATGAAAAAGATTATTACATGGTTAAAATCCAGCAATCGCGGCAGACATATCGTAGGTGGTGTGCTTATCGGCTTAGGGGCTGATGACACTTACTGTGCGCTGTATGCCGGAGCTGGTGTAGCCGGAGCCTTGGAACTTAAAGACAAGTTATGGGGCGGCAAATGGGATTGGGTTGACTTCGGTTGTACGATGGCCGGAGTAGTTGTAGGACGCTTAATAAGAGTAACACTGACAGGGAAATGAACGATGTAAGTCAAATTACGCAGGTGGCTAAAGGTATTAGCGACTATGGCATGATGGCAATAACAGCAGCCTTTTTTCTTCTCCTTTCCGCAGCTATGATGGTGGCCCTCTTCCGTTGGTTCAAGAGCATCATCGAACAGATGATGCAAGACCAGAAGGACAGTATGCACAACCTTGCCGAAGAGACACGTAAGCAGAACGACATGCTGCAAGACATATCAGAGGGTCTTCGCCCAGAAACATTGTTACGCATCCGCAACCTTACAGGTTTTGCTTTCGACCTCAGCATTGAGCAGGTGTGCCGACTTATCAAGCGTGTAAGAGAAGAGAACCACATCATAGACCACGAAGCGACAGCAGCGAAGATACGCAAGTCGTTGCTCGTTATACACAACGACCGCAACTCGCGCTTCGACTCTTTCACATATCGAGGTAAATCCATTTCAGAGTTCTGTAGCTCGGAATGGGTGGAGGACGTAGCGAAGATTGTTGAAGGTGAGATTTATAATGAGGACGGTGAAAACAATGCCAGAGCCTATACTAACGTAAAGCTCGCCTACGACAATATCAAAACAGATTTCTATCAACGGTTAAACTATTGATGTATGATTGTATTGATTGACAATGGCCATGGGGTGAACACCCCCGGCAAATGCAGCCCGGACAAAAGGTTGCGTGAATATGCGTATGCAAGAGAGATTGCAACGCGAGTTGTGAACGAGCTTCGCGGCATGGGCTACAATGCAGAGCGTGTTGTGGAAGAGGAGCAGGACGTTGCGCTGTCTGTACGCTGCAAGCGTGTGAACGACATCTGCAAGAAAGTAGGCACCAAGAACGTGCTGCTTGTCTCGATCCACAACAATGCAGCAGGAGGCGACGGCAAATGGCATGAGGCGCGAGGCTTTTCTGCCCATGTAGGCATGAACGCATCCGCAAAGAGCAAGGCCTTGGCGCAGTATCTTTGGAACGAAGCAATACTTCAAGGACTGAAAGGCAACCGTTGTGTGCCCTATGCCAAGTACATCGCCCAGAACCTTGCTATCTGTAGAGACACGAACTGCCCTGCAGTGTTGACGGAGAACCTTTTCCAAGACAACAAAGAAGACGTTGAACTGCTGTTGAGCGAGGAAGGCAAGGAGAAGGTGACAGCGGTACACGTGAACGCTATTGTTGAATTTATCAAAGATTATTATGGATAAGAAGAATTTAGGCTTTTTGTGGGCAATGTTAGGTGTGGTTGTTGGCATTGTTTGTCTGGTTAGCATCGTGCATTGCGGAGGCTACGGCAAAGGTTACGAACCTGCAGATGTGGTGCGTGACACTGTGATTGACACCATACCTTACTACATGCCGGTACCCAAGGACAGTTTGGTGTTGACATACAAGACCGTGACTCTTCCCAAGAGTGACAAGGCGCAGCCATCTATCCGTGCGGACACAAAACCGGCAGAAAGCTGTACACAAAACGATGTGGCAGATGTGCGTGACAGTACGGAGGTTACTATCCCTATCATCCAAAAGATGTATAAAAGCAGTGACTATACGGCATGGGTGAGCGGTTATGACGTGCAGCTTGACAGCATCTATGTATATCCCAAGCATGAGTATGTAACGCGCAAGATTAAGCAGCCTCCTAAGAAATGGCATATCGGAGTGACGGCAGGTTACGGCTTCGGCAAACAAGGTATGCAGCCATATATAGGCATCGGACTAACGTATTCACTAATCTCATTCTGACATGGAGACAATAACCGTACAGATATTCAAGGACGACGTGTATGAAGAGGTGGCCAAGGCTACCGACTACACAGGCGCGAAGCTGATAGACGGCGACGAGGGAGCGCGAGACCGCATCCTTGCCACGGACAGCGACCTTTCAGACCTCGGAAGGTTTTGGGAGGAGTCGGTGCTTGCCACCAACGAGAGACTGAAAGAGATGCTCGTGAGCGGAGCTACCAAGCAGATACCTGTAACGATAACTCTACAGTCTAAAGAAGTGGAGGCACAGAGCATCGTTATTCCGTCGCAAGTGACGAGAACAGGCTACGAAGCCGTGCTTGAGGTTAGCAAGTCATTTGACAAAGGACTGAAAGACAATGTACAGTCGGCCCTTCGCAACTTCTTCATTGCCTCAATCATCGCCCAGTGGTTCAAGCTGGCCAACAAGGGCGAAGCCGCTGACTACTTCAACCAAGCCGGAGAAATGATGGACGGTGCGGAACGTCTGCTATACAGCCGCAAGAGACCGACCCGTCCGAGTGACTAACAAATAATATTTTATTTACATGGAAGGACAAGAAAAGACATTAGGTGCCAAGAAGAGCGTGACGGCAACCATCAAAATTTCGTGGCTTCTCTTCGACATTATGAACGAGACCTTCTTACGTGGCCGTACTATCCAGAACAAGGACAACCACAAGGAGGTGGCGAGCATGTTTGCCTCTGAGGACGAAGAAAACCGCGAGAAGATACTTCGCTCTATCAAGAAAGGCTTTGCCGAGGTGAAGACAGAATTGTCAGACTACCTCAACGAGGACGGCACAACCACAGACAACAGCCACTATGACGGCAGCACAGACCTGACGCTTAACCTCACAATGCCGAGCAACTTCAACGAGGCTGCAACTACCGGTGTGGGCGAGGCTATCCACGACTACCTGAAGAACTCTGCCATCGCCGAGTGGTACATGGTGACAAACAAGGCAGACGCTGAACAGTACATCGCCCTTGCACAGAGAAGTTTGCTAAGCATCCAACAGGCAGTGAGCAAGCGTAGCCGCCCGAAGCGTCCAACAGACTAAGGAGGAAGGCTTATGAGCTGCTGCATAGAGAATGAGGGAGCGAAGCTAAAGGTGACGCTTACCTTCGAGCGAGAACAGCTGCTCTATGACATCAAGAACAATGCCTATGTGGAGAGCCATGTAATGGCCCCGGAAACCGAGCACGCCAAGCACATGGTGGCTGACGTTGGCGAGGAGGGCAATGTGGACCGGGTGACAAGAGTGCTGGATTTGGGTGTCTCCATGTGCCGGGAAATGCTTTACCCTTGGTCAAGGAAGGAAATCGTCAAGACAGAGTTTGACGACAAGCTAAAGGAGAGGGAGCAATATCATATAAACATGAGTGTGCCCAACACTATTTCGCAAACCACGCTGACCTATGTGGAAAGGCTGATACACGAATACCTTGTGTGCCGAGGCGTGGCCGACTGGCTAAGCATAACCAATCCGTCGAAGTCGGAGACGTGGCTTGCCAAGGCTGCTGAGGCAGAGCAAGAAATACGCACCTCCATCCATTCGAGAATGGAACGGAAGCGTATCAGGCAACATTGGTTAGGATAATAAAGACAAGAGCCGAGGTGCATCACGCATCCCGGCTCTTTTGAATAAGATAGGCTGCACCTCAGCAATTGAAGCGAGCTTCATTGCGTTCGGTTTGCACTATCTTTCGTTACCTAAAACAATCTAACCTTAATAAATAACTAAACCTAATAATATCTTCTTTATCTCGGCTTGTTGGTTTGTCGAGGTGTGAACTCGACTGACGCGCCGTAGATGTTTTCATCTGGTGAGAGTGTGGCTACACCGGCAATTCGGAAATACTTGTAAGGAGAGCCACGGAAGCCCTGTAGATAATGGTCTTTGCTTGACCATACAAGGTGCCAGTTCTGCAAGTCGCGTGAACCGTAGAGGGCCGTAGATACGTTTCCTTTGCGGAACAGTCCACGCTGTATGACACTGGCGACAGTCTTCAATACGTTTGCCGCTTCAAGTTTGAGAGGACGTGTGACGTACAGACTCTTGACGGTATCCGTTATGGGAATACTCTTGTCGGTATTCGTGATAGGTACCGAGAAGTTTAGCACAGCATTTTTTGTGTCCATGGCCAGTGCATCAGGATATGAATTGAGGTGTGAGACGATGTTAGAGAACATCATTCCCCACTGATTTGTCTTCAGCGAGAAGACATAGGCGTATGTGATACCGGGCGCATAGACAATGACGCGCTGATGAACATAGTCGTATAGCATCCGGCACTGCTTCAAGAACTTGGTGAAGGACAGCGTAGGCAAGCACTTGTCTGTTGCAGGTTCATGTCCGAGCATGGTGTGCAGCTTGTCGAACCCGGGAAGCCGGAGCGCATCGAACGGATATTCGGAGTTGATGGCTTCGGATATGCAGTGCGTCTGCGAGCCGCTGATCAGCATTATACCGCGGTCTGTTGGGAAGAGAACAGCGGAGTCGAGCTGTGTGATGCCGTCGGGATTGATGCACACGTCACGCGTGATGGGCTGCTTTGCAGAATAGGTTCCGGTGGACGAAACCTCTAACGCCCATACACCCTCAGAGGTGAAGGCATAGAGAGGGAACTGTCCGAACTGTCCTTCTGAGAGAGCCTTGGCTGCAGAACAGATGCCCTTAATCTCTCCCGTGCCAACAGTGTTGATACCAAGTACCGGGAAGTAGAAGGGGTTGTTGACCTCGGAAGTGTAGATTTTGTTGGCAATCTCAATGGGGAAGTTGTTGTCTTCGTGTGACGGATAGACAGACGGCAGCGAAGTGAAGTTCTTTTCACGTACCAGCTCGTAGTCGAGGACAGCAAAGGCACCATTCAGGAACTCATGCTGTTTGAGGTCGATGGCATAACATGCAGCATTGAAATTATAGATAACCATTTTGTAGGCATTCGGGTTTGGGTAGAAAACATAACACCCCCACGAATGCTTACTCTTTTCCGTCGTTTGCGTTGAACCGCTGGTAGATACCATTTCAGAGCTACAGAATAACTGCATACCCATTCCATAAAAACGGTCGTCGGAAGCCACAGCATATTCCTGTCCGTTTTCTTTGATGTAAACCATAATGGAATAATCATCAGTAGAGAATGCCGCCATTGATATGTTTAGTGTGGAACCGTTTGGTTGCCAGTTGTAACGTCCATTGCAATATGCGAACATAGACTGGGCCAAATAGCCGGTGAATGGCTTGCGTTTGAGTCCGGACAAGTTGAGGCGACTATTATAGACGAATGAGTAATCAGCATGCAGCTGGTCATGCGTCAGATAGTCGTCGGTCATAACCTCGCGCGTAACAAGAGACTGTAGATATTCATCATCAACAATAATGTCCTTTCGCTTGTTGTCGGCAATGGCATCTGCAATTTCAAGTGAACACAATTTGTAAAACGTTGAAGTGTTCTTGATAGACTCTGACACCTTTCCTTCAGTGAACTCCGGCATGTGGAAAGCCGTAGAAGGATAAGAGCGGTCAGACGAATAGTATATAGCGTAGATCTTAGAATACTCCCACTCACAGTAGTAGTCAAGAAATTCCTTAGAAGAGAACTGCCCGAGTATTTTGTCTTCTGCCTTTGTCGATGTTACGGTGTCCTTATTGTCGGCATACAGACGGCCAATAAACTTTGTATTGTAGTTGTCAACATCTGACATGGAAGAAATCTTTCCTTCTTGGTCGTATGTGTATATAGGCTTGGATATGAACACATCAATACTCTTGATAATGTCTGACCAGTCATTAAGGTCGTAAGAGTCGTCATTCCGTACAACCTTATAGTCGAGTGATGCAGCCATAAGCATGATGTCACAGACAGCCTCTGTATAGCTATTCTTTCCCTTTGCCCTGTTCCACCATACAACGGGAGCTGCCTTAGTAGATGGGTTCATGAGAATGGGTGCGGAATGATAAACAAGTGAACCGTCGTATAGACGCAAGGCATAGCGGACAAAGAACGGAAAGCAGAACCGTCCTTTGTTTACAGTCTCCTGAGCAACGAACTTGTTGACCTTCGCCATTATCTGTTCGGTGATACGAGTCTTGTTGTTTTCTGTGAACTCGTTGTAGAGTGCTCCCTCGGAAATACCATCAAAGTAAATGGTGAACGTACTCTTGCTATCATCGGAAAGACTGAACAAACGAGGATGGCCGACAAGACCGAACGATACTTCAACATCCGGGATATGGTCGCCCAGTTTGACGTATTTGCCAGACTTCCACAAGTAATAATAGAAGCTGCCGGACGTAAAGACAAGCAATGTATTACCTACAGCATTGAAATGAGAAACACTATATAGTGAGCCGACCTCTATGCGTTCTGTTGTGTCCTTGTCAATAGAGGCTATTTTTCCACTCTTCTCAGAATATACGATGTAATGCGTGAAAGAGGAAGTCTTGTGTATAAACTTGACGACCTCACCATCTTGAAGCTGCATAACTTCTGATGGCGCGAGGATAGGCTTCAAGGCACCGTCTTCTGGCAGCAGGTTGATGGACACGGCAAGAGAACCGTCGGAACATTCGTAGTCGGACGGCACAGCGGAGAAGCCACTATATTTTATTTCTTGGTTCATAACGGATGCTTAAATATTATTGGTAAAACTGTTTCGCCGTCGCGTTTCTCTGCTTGGCCTATCATGAATGAGGCACGCTGCTCTTTTATGCCGCAGTTGTCGAGCATGAGCCGTGCGAGGAGGACGGAAGATGCACAGTAGTTCTTGGAACCTTTCTTTGTTGGGTGACACTGTGCGACATGCCGTCCTATTGCATTTTGGTGCCGGACTGCAAGCAGATAGCACTCGCCAAGATGGAAGGCTACGTTGATACTGTCGCCCGGCTGGAGCGAGAGTAGCCGCACGACTCTTGCCGTAATGGAAATGCGGCCATTACGGGAGAATGTTATGTCGGGGCGGCGTGTTCGTTCCAAGAGTTTAATCATAATGCAAAGATATAGGGTTTTAGAATTGTTATGGTTTTAAGTTTAGAAGAGCGAGAGATACGTTTCACATTTGAAATTCTTCCTTGGTGTGAATTCGCTAAACGGAGTCGTGTAAAAAATCATACGTTTATTACACCACTGCGCCATATCCTTTTGCCATAGCGGTATCTCGCTTGCTCTTTTCGTTGGATCACGATAAGGTTGAGCATATGGATATACGGCATAGCCTTTATGTGTCTTTCTGTATAACATCAGTAAGTCACGCCAATAGTTAATACGTTCGTAACATTCACGGAAGCCATTCTTACCCCCAATCATTGTGTAAAGGAAGAATTCTCCATGAAAGCCATACGAGTGTATTAAGTCCATTGCTCGTTTACATTCCTTGATTTGGGCCGTTGTGTCGCACCCGAAACGAATGCGTGAGTGTATCCATTTAATTTTAGCTAACCTCAGAGCGAACTCATCAGTAACCAGACGAGCATCAAGTGCTTGATTGAAATCAATACGATAACCTCTTACGATGATTTTGTCAAGTTGTGCAATAGCATAATCACCCGCAGCGAGGATATTATTGTCCATAAGCACCAGTTTTTTTCGCCCATTTGCCACTTTGTCCACATCCCAGTAAGGCCGAATTGCACCCTCTTTGCGCGGAACTACACACCAAAAACATTTATTAGGGCATCCGCGTGTAAGAAAACCATAAGAGGTGTCAGTCGGCACATTCTCATAAATGGAGAAATCGGGCTGCATATTATCTATTTCAACTGGTAATTCTGAATGAATGTCGTAGCCTGTACCGCCTTTAACTATTTCCTTTGCTCTGACATGGTATTCATAGTCAGATGAGAAGCTGAACACTTTAGACATGTACACTTTATCATAGCCATCGCAAAAGAGAGGATCGTACCATTCAACCGTATCTCCTATGCATCTGTGATAAGCTGCAATCTTTGAGAGGGCAAGATTGGGGTATATCATGGCACCGCGTTTCTTCTTGATACCATGCCCATCGACATCTATTAAACCTATTTTCATGTGATGATGAATTGAACGTAGAAGTGAAACTCCCGGCACAACCTTGGTATTTGTGGGTAGTGCTTTGGATCCTCATTGTAGGGGAGGTATATGCACCGCTCCTTGGTGTTGCAGTGAATACCTCTCCTACGTAGCTTGTAGAGCATGTTAGCCCTGCGTTTGGGATGGCGCATCTTTCAAGAGTTTAATGCGAGTTTCAAGATGGTGAAGATACATACCCATGCTTGTATGCTGTAGACTAAGTATCCAAGCATGCCTTGAACCGCATTCTTTTACAGCATCAACGTTTTCAAGGTTGGAGAGTTTGTCGTAACGCTCCTTCAATTCGTCACGCTCTATCTGCAAGCGGTCGAGGAAGCTGTCAGCACACTTGTAGGCTTGTTCAAAGACGGACTTAGGCGACCAAGAGTCGTAGGTGCTGCCGTCCGGATTGGTGTACTGCACGTGATAACCTTCACGCCATTCGTGGTTGTCCTCGTTCTTGCGAGCGTAACCTTTCTCTACTGCGGCCAATTCGTTCATAGGTTCGGCCTTAACCTGTTTTGTTCCGATGTAAGTTTTCATTGTTTTATTGTTTTATGTTTACCATGACGTTTCAAACATGCTCCACATTTGATGAAACTGTTTTTGTTGATCATCTTCTTGCCTTTCTTTTGCGTTTAGGGTTACGGATTGGGTACAGCCTGCCGAATTCATCGTGCCACGCATCGTAGCCGAATCCGTGTTCGACGCGCCCTCCGGGATAGGAGCGTGAGTAGATGAGGACACGTCCCCACTTGTCCATGACGTAGCAGGTGCTATAGTTCTTGCCTCTTATTGACAGGCTCCAGTGTTCGCGGATGCGAAGGTAGAGGTACATGGCCTTGTTGATAAGGCGTTGAGGCATTACCTTGTAGTTGTCGATTTTTCTTGCAATTCTTCTTTTCATACGAATTTGTTTCTTGAAAGTTTTTCTTTGTAATAGAATGGCTTAACCTTGCCGTCCGCTACGCCATTCCAATAGTAGCGGAGAGCCTTTTTAATTTGCGGTTGGCGGTATGTTGCACACCACTGGAGAGCACGGTCGAACCATGTGTCGCTCATGCGGTCGATGGGTGTGTATCTGACCATGCGGACTATTTTTCGGGCTTGTCGTGAGCGCATTTTTCTTCACGTTTATGTAGCAACTTCTCCATGAAATTTACTTGTTCTTTATACCAATTGATAGTCTCTTTCATTACAAGTACCTCACATTTATATGAGTACTTGTAATAGTTCCCATTTCTCAATTTGTCATTACAGAACTTTTTAGTTCCATCTAAATCGGAATTTAGGAAGAGTGAGTAATTGTTGTTATGAGGATGAATGCACAAGAATTCAAGTATTTCACTCGTTACTCCAATAGAAATTATTTTATCTCCCGGTTTCAGTTGGGATATGTCTGTAACTTTTTCTAATTTATCTTTCATACTTCGTCACCTCCCTCGTTATTGGTTTGGTTTATCTGGAAGCAAACACCAGTATTTCCACTTGTATTCAGCTTTGTTTGGTACAGGCAATCCCATTTCGTTATACATAGGAGACGGATTGTCTATGTTGGCAATTCGCTTACAAGCATTGCGTAACAAGGCTTGGAACTTATCTGTAGCTTCTTTTGTCTTGCGGAATGTTAAACGAGTGGAACCACGTTCGCTAAGAAGTACTATCTCTTTGTTGAATGGTGGCAATTCGTCTGAAAGTTTAATCCATTTCATACTGTACCTCCTTTCTTCACCATTTCGGGATTGTCGTAGATGTTTCCAACAACCTCAACATCGCCTTCATAATCGTTGACAACGACTCCGTATAACGACCATGTGCTTGTGCTTACTGGATCGGCATACACTACATCAAAACAGTAACCGCGAACACCATCAACAACATGACCAATAACTCTGCCATTATGTGCAAGAATGTCACCGCCATAAATCTCATGGTTGTTCTTGTCTCTTAGCCCAGTATTCATACCGAGTGTCTTTTCTTGTATTGTAACGCAGCCATTCTCAAAGTCTGCATACTCAAAAATAGCAGGTTGTCTACCCATCCAAACCAAGTCACCATGTACCCAACGACCACTGCCAACGGCTTTGCCGCGAAAATCAATTGTTCTCATTGTCTGTTTCTTTCTTTTGAAGTTCGTTGATTAGTGCATCAGCCAAACTGACTGCCTCTTTTGCACAGCCTTGTGGCGTTTTGTACTCAAAGCCATTAATTGGCGAGTGGTCTGCACGTTGTGCATTGCCATCGTCCATATAGATTGCAGGGAGCATTGCCTTGGCAATCTCGTATCTACGCTGCTCCCAATTGATGGTTTTGTCCTCAATGACCTGCTCATAATCTCTGAACAGGTTTGCTTGCAAACCATACACTTTGCCGTTGTTGTCTGTACATTCGGCAAAATCGCCTCTCTCGTTATGTCGGAGAACATTGATTATTTCTCCAGTTGTTCTATGTCTGTATTTCATATTCTACATTTTTATAGAGAGTCAAGTCCAAGGATGTCCTCCACTCTGTGAATTTCTGTATCAACTTTCCGTTCCAACTCCATACTCTTAGTCAATGCCTCATGTGAACGGAGGCGGAAATACTCTTTTTGCACTGTACGCATTTCACGCACAAGCATGAAAAATGATTTTGCGTCCATATTATCTTCTACTCTTTCCCATAAGGGGTATTACGTTGTAAGTTTTGAAACGGTCAACGAGACGGCCGAAACCGTCATTGCGCTTAAACCGCTTTTCAAGTTCCTTGTTGTCAAGGTTTGTAGTCAGGTGGGCGAACTTGCCGAACTGCGTCCAAATCTCGTTACGAGCGTGAAGGAACTCATCTGTGAGCAACCCGGTGTCCATGCCGAAGAACGTGCGGTCCTGTATGCCGATGTCGTTGAGGCACACATTTTCGGGTTTGCACTGGAAGCCCTTGCTTTCCTCCTCAAAGTAAGTGAAGCGGTCGAGGTTGTTGTGGATGGTGTAGTAGTTGACCATCTGTGTGACCGACACGTTGTGAAAGAAGCGAGGGTTGTTTGTGCGCCGTAGATACTCGCTGAATATCTGCATGAGGAGCGTTTTGCCAACACCTACGCCGCCCTGTATAAGGAGGTTCTTGTGTAGCTTGTAGCCACGTTCGGGGAATACTTCTTCAGCCAGAGGGCAGTTGTTGAAGTAGAGCAAGAGGAAGCGTAGCACCTGCTTGTTGTCGTCATCAACGATGAACTTGCGGCGTTGAGGAGCCAGCACAACAGAGTTGGCGATATAGACAAGGAAGCTGCAGTGTGCATTATATACGTTAGGGTCGGCAAGGTTGTACGCCTGTGCTCTCGCCTTTTCGCTCTCTCGCCGTAGGTTGAGTGCGCATTGGTGCAGGGTGAGCCACGGTGCATCCTTCTCGCGTTCGTTCTTGCGAAGAACGGAAAGGACGGCAGCGTCCCAGTCTTTGTTGCCGGTAGGCTGACGGCCATACTTGGCAAGTTCTTCGATTAGGCATTGTGGATATTGAGCCATAGTTTCAGACATTAAAGGTTAGACATCTTGCCCACCGAAGCCGCCATTGAACTCGTATGACGGAGGTGGCAGCTCTTGTGCATCTTCCGGCTCGGCATGTGAAGTGTACGCCTTGCGCATCCACGAACAGAAGTGACGTTTGGCATCATTGATATTGTCGTGAGGTTTACCCTCATACTCGCAACGGCAGTGGTTGAGGAAGGAGTCGAGGCGTTTGCCAAGCTCGTCCTCGCGTATGTGGAACTGCATACATACCGGTTCGTTCCAAGAACGATCGGCACGCATTTCTTCAATCTCCTGTTCCAGCGTGAGCGTGTAGCCGGGTGTTACGTTGGGCTTGTCAGAAATGGCAGACGAGACAGCTCTATCCTTAGCAGGGCGACCGCCAAGTTTGCCGAACTTCTTGCCTTTCTTGCCGCCCTCAGAGCGTGCGTTGTTTGCATCCATCACTGGCTTGATAAGGATAAAGACACCCTTGGCAATGTCGGATAGTCCTTTAGGCTCCTTTCCGTTAAGGGCATACTCCACGATAGCCGGGTAAATCTCGGCCTGTACCTCGGAGGGCATACACTTGATAGCCTCAAGGAAACTGCGATAGAATATAAAACTGTCTCGTGCCATATAAATCAAACCTCTTTAATGCGGATGCCATGCACATGCAGCATGAGTTTCCGCTTGATGATATATTCCTTTGTTCTGACTCCCTTTGTGTCTTCCACGACGGTCTGCCCGGTAGCCTTGTCGGTATAAACGAAATCGGCTACATAAGAGCAAGGACGTTCGAGAAGAACACGTGTAGGACGATTTTTGAAATCTTTGCCACACTCGCCGTATTGTGCAGGTATCAACAGGTATGACACCTGCTCCCGGAGGTCGGAGATAAGTCCGGCACGCTGCATCATGCGTAGCTCGGCAGCTCGGTAGTGCTCCTTCTTGGATGCGTGGGAGCCTACGCGCTTGTTGCCGTACTTATTCCGGCCTTGGAAGGCATGATTATAGAACTTATCCATTAGCTGTGTTAGGCTTGTAACGGAAGATGTCCATAATCTTAGTCTCGTCGAGCGTAGCAATCTCGAAGTCAACCATTGACCCCTTCAAGCGGTCAATGACAACAGCGTGTGCGTTGTTGATGTCGGTGGCACGGACGATGAAGTGAGTAGCGGTCTTCTTCTCCTTGCCAGACTTTTCATCAACGGTGATGAACACGAGTTTTGCCTTGAACCACTTGTCGGCAGTGGACAAACCATCCACAATCTCGGAGTAGTTGGTGCGTTTGATAGTTACCACATCGAAGTCGCCAGATATGTACGGTTCCATTTCCTTTGTGATGCGTCCCTCAGCCTCGGCAAACGAGCAAGCATCGACAAGGTACAACTCTGTGACTTTCTTAGACATTCCATTCGGCATAGTACGCTCGTAGCGTATGCCACATTCGTAGAGCATCATAGTGTGGCCTCCTTTCCTTCGTTGATCGCCTTTACCAGTTCCTTGCTTGCACGTAGCTTGACAGACGTGTGTGCCGGGATAACCAGAGGCTTGCCGGTCTTGAAGTTGCGTGCTGTGCGCTCGGCTACCTCAACCGGGGTGAAGGTGCCGAAGCCACGGATAACAACCACTTCACCCTTGGCGAGTGCTTCCTTGATAACTCTGAGTGTGCCGTCGATGGCTTTCACTGTTGTTGAGAGGTGCAGTTTCTCAGATACTGATACCTCACGTGCCAATTCATTCTTTGTCATGATAGATAAAATTGAGTTTATAATGTTTTTGCTATATTGTTTTCGCCTGTCATAGGTATGCGCAGGTCGAGAACGTCTTTGTCTGTTGCGAGTCGCCACCGGCACTCTGTCAATTCATTCTTCTGTTCGTCGATGAATTTCTCACTTACCTCCACCTTCAGCGCATGGATGAATGGGAAGATCTTGATGATGGCGTAACGCCCGGTTAGATTTTGGCTTATAACCTGTCTCATTTTATTTTCTTTTTTAATTTTTGGGTGAGTTGTCTAATACACCATGCACGGCATGAATTGCGCAGACCGTGCTGTTTATCGTAGAGAGCGGCCGCATCATCGAGATACTTGATAATGCGCTGCAGGTCGGTCTTACATAGGTCAGCCATCGTCGTCCGGATTGAGGAATAGTGACGTAAGCTGGTCGAAGTACATTTCATCCTGTGGAATGTCGTCGTCGGTAGCCATTATCTGGTTGGCGATGGACTTCTTCTTGTGGATGATGGCATAGAGGGTGCGGTCGATGGTTCCACGGCCAAGGAGGTAGTAGCACGTCACGTTGTCCTTTTGTCCTATACGGTGTGCGCGGTCTTCGCATTGACAGCAGTCGGCATAAGTCCATGGGAACTCAACGAAAGCCACGTTTGACGATGCCGTGAGTGTGAGACCCACGCCGGCTGCTTTTATGGAGCAGACAATTAGCTGTGCTTTCCCGGACTGGAACGCATCGACGGCAGCTTGTTTCATCATCATGGAGTCGCGCCCGGTAACAGATACAGCCTTTGGAAACGCCTTTTTTATCTCGTCCACAATCTCATGCAGAGAGCAGAAGAGAATGAGCGGCTTTCCGTTGGCGAGGAATGTGCGCGTGAAGTCGATGGCTTGTTTCACCTTGCCTTTGGCAGAGAGCGAGCGCAGCGTCATGAACTTGACAAGAGCCTCCATGCGCATCTTGCGTCGTATGTCGATGTCGTCGCACTCGGTATATGTGCGCAGGTATTCTGCAAGGTCGGCTTCTGCAAGCATATACTCGTCGCGGTTGCTGATGTCAACGATGAGGTCAGTGCGCGTCTTGTCTGGTAGTTGGGTGAGTACTTTGGCCTTTTCGCGACGGATCATGCAGCGTGCATAGAGTTCTGCAGAGAGCCGGTCGAGGTTGCGCGGTGCGTCGTCCTCATCATTCCCTCGTCTCTCTTTGGAGATTTCGCCACCGCCGTACTCGGCAAGGAACTTCGAGCGACCACCGAACTCAGGCAAACGTCCCATGATGGAAAGCTGTGCTATGAGGTCGGCAGGACGGTTTACAACCGGTGTGCCTGACAGCAAAATGCGATACTCCTTGCCTTCAGCAATGCCACGTGCGAAGATGGTCTGCTGGGCTGATGGGTCTTTCACGCGGTGGCTCTCGTCAATTATGATAGAGCGAAACAGTTTGATGTCGGGCGTAAAAACAACATCTTTCAGTCGGAACCCACCACGTGAGCCTCCCTTGATGTCCCACACGAAGTATTTGCGCAGAGACTCGTAGTTGACGACCGCCACCTGCTGCATGCCCATCCGGAGAAGATAAGGCCATGTGGTAAGCACGGAATTGTCGAGCACAAGGGCTTTCTTGTTGGTGAATTTCTCGAACTCGCGCTGCCAGTTGATTTTGAGCGAGGACGGACAGACCACAAGGCAAGGGTAAGCATTGGCACAGTCAACGACACCGATGCTTTGCAGCGTCTTTCCCAAGCCCGGCTCATCGCCGATTAAAAATCGGTGCCAGCGCAGCCCGGCAAGTATGCCCTCCTTCTGATAGTCGTAAGGCTCGACGCGAAGGTTATGTTTCAGAGTTTCAGCCATACGCATTGATTGTGTGTTTTGAAATCGTTATGTCGTAGCCATGTATGTATGCTTGCTTGCGCAAGTCGGCGCATGAGAGCATGCAATGGCGAGCTTCCTTTGAGCGAGCGGCCATGCCTGAAGAAGAACGTACCCCCCCAACCATGCCACCGCATGTATATCCGTAAGAGCCAGAGAACACAGCGAACGGACACATACGTCTGAGGCGTTTGAGCAGCTGGATTTGTGCTGTCTGTGATAATTTATTTTTCATACTTTGTCTGTTACATAAGGTTGAAAGCCCAATATTGGAAGGCAAGTTCTTCGTACTTCTCGCGTCCGCGATTGTAGATGTCGTCGCCACGGTTGATGAACTTCTTGAAAATGTTGCAGTTCTTTTTGCTGATTGCGTAGATGAAGTCGCGGTCGGAATGGGCGATGTCCATGTACCACGCCCTGCTACGGTCCCAATCGAAGAAATCTACAGCATTGTCGAACTCCGCTTGTGTTGAGGCGAATGTCGTTTTCAGATCGCCGCCGAAGTTAGCCATTGGCAACCACCAGTCCCATTTGCAGCGTGTGTCCAGATGGAAGGTAAATCCCCCATTGTTGAACTCCTGCTGCTTGTTGACCATGAAGCGTTGTGTATCGGCATGTTCGAGAACCTTAGCGAGAAATGGGTCTCGTCGTGCTTCTGCACGCAGTGCACGCTGCATTTCGCGAGCGTGGAGGAACTCCTCCTCAGAACATTGTTCGCCGTCGATGGTCATGTGCAGGAAGTCAACACGCGAGGGTTCGGTGATGATGGCATCGACGATAGACCCGAAGCGGAAAGCAGCCTCCTTGTCACCGAACTGCATGTGAGGGTGCAGCAGGTTCTTCAGTTCGGTGAGGTCAGAATTGCTGACCTCACTTCTCTGATAGTATTCGTCCGGGTTGTTAATCTTCGTCATAATCGTCGTAATCAGGTTCATATTCAACTTCGCCCTCACCGTCGCACACCTCGCAGATTTCCTTTTCGCCCTTGATGAAGTGCATTCGTTTTGCAATAGCCTCTTCTTCCGTTTCGGGAAGCATATTCCATGTTTCTTCGGAACATTCTGTTTTGTAGTCTGCCTCAAAGTCGTAGGCGTACCAATGATAGCCCTTGCCGCCACATGCAGCACATTCGACCATCGTAGGCTCTCGTTCATTCCAAGGTGCGCGTGGGTCGAACTCCGCACCGGCAGGATAATAACCACTTTCGTACATAATTGTTTATTTTGCTTTTACTTCCTCTTCGTAGGAAACAGATGTTGAACTAATAAATTCGGGTTGTGCTTTATCGTTGGCAACTTTCTCGCAGAACGTGATCTGCTTCTTGAATATCTTGGCGAGGTCCTCGACCGACATAAACTGTCCCTCCTTGGACCACCACATAGATACGGCAGCGAGAACGCCCTGTGCGTCGTGGAAGTGAATACGTTTCTTGACAGAGGTCTTCGGTTGGTAGCCAGCCGGAGAAACAACCGCTTGCTGACCGAACAGGTTGCCAATCTCGGAAGCCTCGGCTTGCATCTTCTTCTTGGCTGCTTCCTCTTCCTCCTTGCGCTTGCGCTCTGCCTCGATACGTGCGGCTTCGGCTTGCTCACGTGCTTTCAGTTCAGCAGCCATGCGTGCCTTCTCTTCCTCGTTAGCTTTCTGCATACGTTCCAGTTCTGCTTTCTTTGATGGCAGCATGTCGATGATGGAGTCACGATATTCGGCCACCTCGAACTGAAACTGCTCACGGAACTGTTGCATGAGCTTGGAAAGGATGGAAGAACGAATGCCCGGCAGCTGGTCTCTCATGTCTGCAATTTCAGTCGGGATAAGGACTGTAGAGTTCAGCTTGTTTCCATAGTCAGCCGGAAGCGTGACGGGATATTCACGGATGGTCTTGCACTGTGCTTCGTAGTTTTCGAGGGTCAGACCGCTGTTGAGCTTTGTCAGCTCGTTTGTGGCATTGGTCGTATATACATTGAACTGACGCTTGAAGTCGTCCTCCACGTCCTGCTTGTAGCGGCTTAAAGCCTGTTCGCGCTGCTGACGTATAATCTCTTCACGGCGGCGGCGTTCTTCCTCTTCACGCTTACGTGCTGCATAGGCATTGCGTTCCTGCTGAATTTGATAAGGGATAGAGCCGGTCTTGTTAGGATCGACAGAATTTTCCATGCCGGTGAACTCGGAACGTATCTGGTCGAATATCTTGGTGATGGCAGAACGGTTGGTGTTCATCTTCTTCACCGTGTTACGAGCCTTGTTGATGTAGTTGGCGCACTGCATATCCAGTTCGTCGTTCATGCCGTTGGCCTTGATTTGTGCAAGGAGTTTCTGGCCATACTCGGTACAACGCTTGGACGAGGTTGTGTTGTCCTTGTAAATCTGTGGCGCGGATTGCGCTATCATCTGTACGTTTTCCTTGCGTACGATGGTGAGGTCTGTTGTCTGTTCGCTCATTGTTGTAAGTATTATAGGGTTAGAATGTGTCGTCGTCGTCGTTGGCGGCAGGGTCAACGGTTACTCCTGCAGACGTGTCGGTCTGAGGTGCGAAGTCCTGCTTCTCTTGGATAATCTCGCCAGTGGAGGTATCAACCTTCTCGCCATCACCGGTAACGCCGTAGATGTCGTCAGTGATTTCTGTCTCGTCAACCTGCTGTGACTCCAACTGCGTAGCACGACCGACACGTGCCTTCGGATAGGTCTTGAAGGCGTGCTTGATGCACTTGGCAACGAGGAAGCCGGGGTCAATCTGTCCGCCTTGTGCAACGTAGAGCGCATTGGGTTTGCCGTTCTCCCACGTCTTGGTCTGATAATTGTACTTGCCGTTCTGACGAGCGGAGTAGTTGGAGAGTCGTGTCCAGTCTTCAGGCAGCATGACAGCATAGTCGATAGAACCATCGGCGCGAGTGATCTTCATGAAGCAAGCAACGATACGACCGGTGGTGTGGGGAAGACGACATGTGTAGTTGACGATTTTTTGTCCGTCGCGTTCGCCATACTCGAAGCTGTCCTCTTCGTACACGATAACAGGGTTGTCGGCGTGGCGTATCTGGCCGCAGCGTGCACGAAGCACCAGCTCGCCATATCCGGACACAGTGAGCATGCAGTGTGTCTCGTACTTGTTTTTCTTCTGTCCGTTGTCATAGTAGCTGTCAACGGCGACGGAACGAGCGAGGAGGTAGGCTTGCGCCTTGGTGCCGGGGTCGAGGGTGAGTCCGGAAATTGCCACGTCGAGGAAAGCTGTGAAGAGCGAGAACTTTGTGCACGTCTTGCGCACGTCCTCTTTCTCTGAAAGCAGACGATTGAAGTTGCGTGACTCGCGCTCGTAGGCTGCTTCGCCTGATGTTCCGGTGGAAGGTGTCCACATTGCCTCGTAGATCTGGATGAACTTGTCGCGTACATTGTCGTTGCGAACAATCGCAGTAGGTTCCATTGCGTTGATTTGCTCAACTGTAAGTCCTATCTTACTCATAGTGTTAAAAATTAAAAGATGAATATTATTTGTTTGTCTGTGAGCCGCAGGTGGGAGTCGAACCGCACTAATGCACTCCGTGAGCATATTTGAGCCTTGTACTTCGGCTGTAACACGCCTTCTGTGGTTCCCGTTGCGCCGGGATGCCCTTTCCGATTAAGCATTCTATCTGCGGCAGTTGAGGCTACTTTTCAAGGTAGTCTTGTTGTATCCTCTGCAATAGCCGCAGGTCGGCTGTACGGTATTCGACTTTGCCCGGACGCTTGTAGGCAAGGACTTTGCCCTGCTTGCGCCACCGCTCCACATTGCCACGACCGAACATCTGAAAAGCTTTGTTCTGGCTGATGAACTCGGGGTCGTTGGCATCCTGCTTAATCATGTGGACCACCTTTGCGGCCACATCATTGAGGAAGGTGGAGTAGCGTACGCACTTGTCGGGGAAGTTGAGGAAGTCCATTATAGTTCGCCCTCCTGTCGGCTCATTGGGTTTGGGGTCTCGTCGGCTTCATCGCACAGCTTGTCGAAGAACTGAAGCAACCAGTCATGCTTGCGCCACTTGTTGAAGAGAAAGATGGTGAGAGCAAGCAGCAGGAAACCGAGGGCCTTGTCGAGGATAAGGTGGAAGAGGTACGCGAAGAAACTGTTGTCTTGCTCCTCTCCGAAAAGGAAGAGTGTTCCTGCGCATCCGATGATAAGTAGGATGCAAACGCGGATGATAGAATATGCTTTATTCATTTTTTGTTGTTATTAGTGGTTGCACATGGTGGTGTCTTTGCGTACTCAACGTAACGGTTGAGGAACATGCAGAAACAGCCGTTGAGAGCATTGAAGGACTGTTTGCAGGAGGTGCAGAACTTATTAGACATTAGTTGTAGAGGTTTATGCCCAACTTGTTGAACGCCTCTTCTTCTGCAACGGATCCGCGCCAAGCGTCGAGATAATCGTTGATGGCTTTCTCGTTGTTGGCATCGGCCTTTTCGTTGTAGCCGAAGTCCTTGCAGAAGGCTGACCAGCTGATGCGGTCGAGTTCTTCGTTATACAATTGGGTTGAGGTGTTGCAGCTGATGAGGCTTGCAACAAGGAGTGTTGAGGTGATGATTAACTTTTTCATGATGGAGTGGGTTTAATGTTACGAAATTCGTGTTGCTGTGATTGTGCGTTGCTCGCGGTTCGTCGTGGTGGTAAACTTCTTGTCCCACTGGAGTCCAAAGCTGACGCAAATCGACTTCAAGTAGCTTGAACGGCTAACCGATACTGTCAACTCTTCGCCGACTTCAAGGGCGTTCAACTGGCCCAAGAGCGATTTTTTTCGCTGATTTTTAGATGTTTCTGTCATTATTTCGATATTTATTTATAACTTTATGCTGCAAAGTTAGACAATTGGGTTGATATAACAATACAATTGGGCAACTATTATTTGTAAATTAAGATATTTTAAGAATAGGTTTGCGTATGGAAACGATTAACGACCGAATGGAAATGCTTGTAAATCAAAGATTTAACGGCAATAAAGCAGCCTTTGCAAAGACAATTGGTTTGCCTCCTACAGGATTGTCTAACTATCTGGGGACAAAGAGGCGAAGCAAACCATCTGTAGAAATGGTTACTAAAATTGTCTTGGCGTTAGATGTTGATGCAAGATGGCTGCTCACTGGAGAAGAAACGCCACAACAGCAAGGCATGAATACCAACATGAACGGCAATGTGACCGACAGCAATGTGGCAATTGGTAGCCACAACTCTGTTGGCAATGTGACAGTTGGTGCTGATGTTGTTTTGTCTGAGCGAGTAAAGAGTCTTGAGGCTCTGCTTGCAGAGAAGGAGCGACTCATAAAGGTTTACGAAAGGATGATGGAAGAAAAGTAATGGCACATATCGTTGCTTACATCATGCTTTACAATGAACGCTAAACGATGAATAAGACAGAAGCAATAGGCAATCTCGTTGTTATAATCTCTATGTTCTGTTTCCTTGGTAACGTATGGGATTGGATAAACGGTTTGCAGTATCCATATTGGGCAAAGGGGATATTCGGACTTGTTTCTTTTGGATTGTGGTATTGTGGTATAGCCTATCTCTATTTTGCAGAAAAGGCTATGCGCAACAAAAAAAAATAAATCATGAGCGAAGATAGTGAATTGACAAAACTAAATATGCTGATGAATGCTATCAGTGAAGAAGATATTGGTGAAGAAGAGACTCCAGACTTCTACGCGGATCTGAAAGAGGCTGCATGGAATATACTGCATGAAAACCCCGGAACAGATTTTGGGGATTGGCAGATGATGCTCATCGAGCAGTACCCGACGGAAGTAGTGGACGCATTGGGCACCAACCCTCCTGAAGTATTTGCAGAACTTTCCGACTGGTGGGACTGCATGGACTACGACGACGGAATGTTGGAAATACCGCACACGTTCCGGGAATGGGCAGAGTATTTCGCCACCGAACGCTCCGTGGAACTATACGACCTACTTGTTGAGGCGAAACGCAAATGA